AGTGTTAAAACAAGGTGGGGCTGTTCGTAGAAGTGGTTGGAACGGTAAAGGTTTGATGGTATTCAAACAAGTGCCAGCTCATATCGATAGCGACATCATCCCTAAGATGCAATCTCTTCCTCAATCGGCAAAAGACCTTATTCTGAAAAGCAAAGGATTCATTGACTATACCAGTCAATGCCTTATCTACAACGAGAATACCGGACGTGCCGATTCATGGGTTCCATCCATCAGTGATGTATTTGCCGAAGACTGGGAGATAGTTCGATGATAATTATACCAAACCTGCCCTAGGAATTACTTAGGGCAGGTTCGTTTTATATACCGAAGTATCTACCACGATCTGGCTATCCATATCACCAATCAACTCAATGATCTCATCTCTTATATCGTAAGAAAGCAAGATCGGGATTATGGTTAACATAAAAGATAGTATTATCCCGAATCCTATTATGACAATGATATCATTATACCCTATATCTAATATCGGCATGACAAACATCAACCCTGACGTGAATATCATTACAAACAACGTGGATATCTCATTTATCATATCCCGCTCCATCGTATCCTTAATCATATCTCCTCAACTTTACTATGGTTTATTATCCTACTGATATGACGGATACTTAACCCAGTCCTGTCCTTTATCTTGCCATATACGTAGTTCCTTGACACGACCGTAGCCAAATCACCTAACTCGTCCAGTATCTCGTTATACATCCTATGGATCTCGTTGTTGCTCCTATGACGATCATATACTAAAGCTACGGCTATGCAAGTATTATCAGCTTCTGATACCGGTATTAGTCTCAGATTTTTATTGACGGCATAAACTCCATCGCCAACATTGTTGTAGGATGATTTAAATCTTCTTCTAAACATAGCCGTAAGTTTTTACGGAGGTTGGAAATACCCCCCCCTATATGTAATATATTGATACATAATTAAATAATTAAGTTATGCACAAATATAATGAATTATAGGGATATGCCAAAGGAAGAAGCCGGCGGAATGCACGATGGGTAGGCCCTGAGGGATGAGGTCTACCCCCTTCCCTTGGTACTACACTATCCTTACCGTTACTCGATAGTTACCATGAGAACTTTTCCCATAGGCATAAGATTCACATCCCGAACAAAGATCAGTTACTATACAATTATCGTTTAATACATAATCACCATCCCAAGTTACATAACTTTCATCTAAAACCTGAGTCTTTAATTCAGATCTGTAAGTGAAATTAATGATCTCCCCAGGATCTTCTATCACCGTTACAGGAACAAAATTAGTTATCCTATTCCCGTATATCACCTTATTAGCCAACTCGCAATGCATACCCGAATTATATTGATACGTAAGGGTTCCCTCTATAATACCTCCACTTATGCCCAAAATAACATTGTACTCATTTTTCGGATTTAGATATGATATCTGGCCACTTATGCTTATAGTTTTTATCTTCTTATCGCGATATATATCAAGATAAGATCCGTTAAAACCAGGTTGATATAGCTTCCCATCAATATATATATCTACAACGCCAAGACACATATTCTTGTTTATATTAACACGGTAGTGGATCTTACCGGTAGAAGAAGTCCTGCGCCTAAACATACCCCCTCCTTATCTGAGGGTTAAAATACCACCCCCCCCATGTATTTAACTTCTTTATTCATAATATGTTATGTTTTAATTATATCGCAAATATAATAAAATTAATGGGATTATTAAGTCGTGAGGGGATGAGGGATGGGAACATAGGAATATGTTGGGACGCCGGACATATTGGGATATGCGGGATATGCGGGATATGCGGGATATGCGGGACGGACCACCTCCCCGAAATCGGCCCGGCCGGGCTGCCGTTTTTGACCCAGCCCCCCCCAATCCACGAAGGACGGGAAACAGGAACGGCAAACGATCTGCAAGCCGAAAAAAGAATGCCTATTTTGTATTTAACTTGTTGATTATCAATAATATAAATCAATATTTTAATATATGTTTACATTTGATTAGATTTATTACATATAATCGTCGAATTTTTATTGCAAAATATTTGTTGTACAATAAAACATGTATTATATTTGCAATGTGAGATAACAATATTAACAAACGAGGCGTGCTAGATGCCTATACAAGTCCCTAGGGCAAGGGCAAATCTAATGACAGGTAAAGATATTAACAAAGTACAAAACGAGGTTAAAAAAGCGAGCGAAAAGACGTTAACTGGTGCGGTAAAAGCGTGGTGCCAGTTATTTAAATCTGGAAAAGAGATAAATGAAATATTAAAGGACAATGATATTAAAGTAGATAAAGCAATTGTCCCCGCTTTAGTCAATTTGGCAAAGGATAAGGAAGTTGTGATACAACTTTGTAAGGAGATACTGCCACGTGTGGATGAAACCTTTTGCGCCTACAAGGAGATCGAAAGAGTATATTTCGATAAACAGGAACAGGATAAAAACACGAAATTATCAGAGGATAAGGTGGCAGAAATATCGATAACAGGCAAAGCACATAAACGCTTTGGGTATAACGAGCCTGTAGAATATGAGGGGGGAGTATATTATGAAGTGTTTAACGGATCAGACAAACGTATTGTAAAGTGTGCCGTACCTATCAAACGATATACATTTAATCTTATTGCTAAATGTGTTACATACTATTTGACGCATCCTAAAAACGAAAGATAGCAAGTAATCGGCTCCTATATTATTTATGTATAGGGGCGTTATGGTAGCACACCTATGCGTTCCCGTCGCGCTACTGATTTAGACTAAATAGGTAAGATATTTGATATTTTGATATAAACATATTGCTGGTTGTTAGGGTATCGAGAACTTGCAGTAGATAGGCCGCCGCTTAACAATGTGGTTTAGGTACTATTATAGTCTATGATAGTACCATTATCTTTAGGTTTATATCAATTCGGTAATTACGCTGGGTCTACCCAGTAGGCCGTGTAAAAACACGGGGTATATTGGTGTATATACGCATGTATAGGGCGTATGTTGGTATGTTGTGTGAGTAGCTAATACCAAGTGTATTACGGTGTTATCTCCGTGCCAGTATATCAATACGATATATGTTAGGGTAGCTTAAATACCTAACATGTGTACGGATAGCAAATAACAACCCTTGCAAGGGTATTTTGTGCGGTTAAATTGACGGACAAAGTGCGCCTTGTCGGTACGTATCACGGGTAACGTATGTGCGTATTTGGTCTCGTTCGTTCGGGGCAAAGGGACAAAACCAAAGGGAATAGGGCGGGTGTGGTGTGCCCGGCTAGCTGTATTGATAACGGCGGCTTTTTGCCTTCATAGCCGTGCCGTATTCTTATTGGTGTAATTAAATGAATATATTATGTACAAAAAGAAATTCGATAATTTGAATAGGAAACTATCTATTCAAAAAGAAAAGGCTTTAAACGCTGCAAGAAAGTCTCAAATTGAGTTCTATGTTGAGCTTACCAAAGAGCTATACAAGTCTAATAAATTAGATTGCAGTAGGGAGTCGGATAAGTGCAGGCGCAAGCGTGTTAGTTACATGGCAAACAAATTGCGACAGTAGATCGTTTGTTTTTATTTGATTTTAAAGTTTGTGCCCTTCCGTATTGTAGTGATATAAGACGGGAGGGCTTTTTTTGTGCCTAATTTTACAAAATGATAGCATATTAATATGTTTTGCTTACACACAAAAGTGTTAAGGCGGCAAATTTTAAGCCTTAATTATAAATGTGTAAGTAAAATACTTTATTATGTATCATTTTGTATATATCTATATCCATACGGACAGGTGGATTGCGCCCTTATGTATGGATTTGCGCTTGAATCGATCCTAAAAGGTATATAATAGGCGGTACTTATTGTATATTTTTTATCTATATCTAGGCTTGTCTTCTCTTAGAGGTAGCTCTAGGGGTTGATATATATTATTTTATTGATACTCAATTAATTGTATTATTTGCGTTCAATTTTAAAATCGTGGTTACTTATTGTATATTTTTATGGGTGTTTTTATATATTTCGTACTTACCTTGTTTTGTTGGTATATGGCGTTTGAGTTGGGGCGGTATGTTATAGCTACATGCGACGCTCTGCCTTTAATCATAGTTATTTTATTGGTTTTATTATCAATACATTGTATTAGGCAAGTATATAAGGCAATCAAGAACAAAGACCCCGATATCCTAGACTGAATCAGCGTTCCACGTGGAACAAAGGAGCGGAAGCTCTATCAGCGTTCCACGTGGAACAAAGTAGCGGAAGCTCTGGGTTTATGGGGATTCTTGAGGGAATGGTTTGGTTGTTCGTGATGGGACACCTCCAAACAAGAAAAACACCTCCAAACAAGAAAAAACACCTCCAAACAAGAAAAAAACACCAACAAACAAGAAAAAACACCAACAAACAAGAAAAAACACCAACAAACAAGAAAAATACCTTTCGAGCAAGGGAAACGCCTTTCAAGCAAGGGGTATCTTCCGATCAAATGTAAAAGTTTGCAAGTGGTAGGAGTTCCCGGTCAAGGCAAGGCGGTTGTGAGCGATGGTTGGTAGATATTGTTTATTGGTATGGGGTGATGCGGAGGAAACCAAGGGGAACGGGGGGCGGCGATGGCGTGGGGTAGGCCCCGCTGATCGTCCGTCCCTGTTCTCCTTTGGCGTTAGTGTAATATTAAAAATCTGATAGTGATATGACGAAAGAAGAAGCAAGAAACGTATTTGGCGGTAGTATAGTAAATAATCTGCTGTCGCTAGGGGCTGAGCCTACCAACGTGGTAAGGCAAGACGGGTTGATAGAATGGAAAAGTGATGGATATATAGAGGTAGGAGGCGTACAGGTATGGGCTTACTATTACTTTGAGGATGGAGAGGATGTTGATAGATGTGATTGGGCGGATCATATGGAGATAGAGGTAGAGGAATGTTGGATTTAAAACCGGTTGATGGTGGTGGAATAACACCAAGGGGAACGGGCGGCGGTGTCACGGCGTGGTAGGCGCAGTTGTCGGTCTCCGTCTTTTTCCTTGACGTGGTAATATAAAATACTAATAACATGGACGAGATTATGGAATTACAAGATGAAGTGCTGCTTTATCTGCGTGATAATATTACAAAGGATGAGGCGTATTATGTCCTTACGACTGACAAGGATATGATAGAGATTCTTATAGCTGATAAGAAGGACGGAAGCAAACGTATCAAGATTCTTGATATGGAATATACTATCGAGAAGGATGATATGTTATTGTTATTCGATACTGATGGGGTGATAGATGAGTGTCTTTTGGTTGCCAGCTACATAGGGGTAAATATGTATTTTCGCAGGCAAGATGTCAACGCTATTTTGAATAACATCAATAGAGAGAAAGTTATGGAATATCCTTACATAGCTATTCAGTTAGATAATATACGGACTATCGAAAAGCGTAGGGTTATTTTCGATATAACCGGACATAGGATGGATGATAACAAAGAGAAAATAGATTTTATGTTTGTTTATTTTATGGCTAGAATATTATGAGAGCGAGGAGGACTGTGAAGGAAAGAGATATTGTGAAGATATTGGTATTCGGGTATGATAGGATGCTTATAAAATCCATTAAGGATTCCGGATTCAGAAGTATGTCGGATGTAATATCGTACGCCAAAAATATGGCCGGTGATAAGCCCATTGATCATATTAGGGTATCGAATGAGGGTCGTGGATGGTGTGGATCGTATACTATATATGGTAGGGAGATAGATTAGTTTGATAGTGAACAACAAAGGAGGTGCGTATGAATAATGTTATAACAAACGCCAATGGCGTGAAGGTAAAAGTAAGGGTGTATGATATTGGCGATGGGGAGGTAGATAGATACACGATAATATGTGTAAGTGATAAGGGTAAAGATAGTAATGGGTTGGTATATTATCCTGTGTTTGCATGCAGCGAAAATCCATTTCATCCACAAGGAATAGGAACATATGTTGGTGATTATTATCCATATAGGAGACATTCATACAATTTAGGGAAAAGGGTTAAAGATATAATGATCTTACCAGAGAAAGTGATAGAGTATATAAAATTGATAACAAGATAAAATCATGGAAGGAATAACTTACAATAATTACGATTTGGTTGCTTTTGAGCAAAACGGCGAGATAGTGGTGGCTGTGACGTTTTACAGATATTATAGAAAGAAAGCGCATAGCGAGGTAAATTACAGGTGGAAAACCAGATGTCCGGAATTGGTGGATAAGATTGTAAGACACCGTACCAAGGTGTTTACCGGCCAGCTTATTCAGTTAGCGAAGGCATATGGGGAGAAAAGGGTCATTAAATATCAAAAACAGGAGGAAGAGGTATGTCAAAATACGACAGGGACGCTATAGAAATATATATACTAGATCATATAGATACTGATAATTACAAAAAGCAGTTTAGATATGATAGGGAGTATCTGGCTTTTATGCTTAACGTGTTTAAGGATGAGTATAAAGAGCATATCAAAAGGGATGGGATTAAGAAAGCTTTCGAGGATTACATAATGAGCGTTCCATCCATATTTAGGATTCATATAGCGGATTGCGACATTAGGTATTTATTACGTTCATGGGGCGTGGAGTTCGATGAGGATGATGATGAGATATACATCTTGTATAAGAGGATCATAAGAGAGGTCTTTTTTAAGATGTGTGAGGATATGAAAGTTTGTTAATGTTAAACCAAGCCTTGGCGGGGCGGAAGGAATACCATGATCGTACGTGTGCGGATATGGTCCGGGGTCGGTTCCCGGCGCCTTGACACAACTTAATTAAATATAAATAGTATGGATAATATTTTAAAAAGAGCGGCGGCGGAATTGAGAGAAGCCGGTTGCAGGGTTTTTGCGTGGCAGGATGATACTTATAATAGAAGTTGGAGTAAGGGTGATTATATAATGTTGTATTACGCCTTCCCTGATTCGCCTAACATCGGGTATCTGAGTCGTGGGGAATATGGGATGAGCGTAGCATATTGTAGAGCTTATATACCGAGCCGTGGGAGTGGATCGGGGTGTTGTATCAAGGAGGAGGCTACGTTCGACCTTGCGACGGCGTTAGATGCGTTGAACGGGCCGTTACCTAGGTGGTGTAAGGCCTATGGGGTTTATCCAAAGCAGTACGATAATATTGATAAATGGTATAATAGAGATAATTATAACAAAAAATTATTTAAGGAGATTTGATATGGAGGTAAAAGATTGGGAAAATCTGGTTTTAAACACAGAGGTAGGATCACATTGTTTTGTTACGCTGATTGATAATAATGACATCAGTAGAGGTTACGCACAGATCAGACGCGCGGAACATTTCGGGTATAACATCTGCTTCACCCGGTTATATGGGAATAAGTTTTATTTCGAAAAAATAAAAGAAGGTCGTACACAACAATATATCAATAGGAGGAAATGATATGGTGATAGAGTTTGATTTTGAGATATACAAAAACGGAGATTATGATAAGGTATATCTCCGCAACGGGAAAGAGGCAAGAGTATTATGTGATAATGGGAAGGGCGATCGCCCTATAGTCGTGATGGTTGAGAATGATAACGCGGATGATTATATTATTCTACGTTATAACGAAACTGGCAGGAGGAATATCAATAGTCAATCGAGTCTTGATCTTATGTTATCGGTAAAAGAACGGGAGCCAGAGTTGTGGGTTGTTGTTATATCTTACATGAATAATAAAGATAAGAGACAAAAGATGGTCTTGCCTAATTTTTTCTCAAAGAATATAAGAGGGAATATATATCTTCAAGGAAGCTCTAAATCAAGTGTATCATATTATGTTGATAAGTTAGAAGAAGATAAGTGCTTCGATGAGCTATGCGAGAAGATAAGGGTAAAAAGAGATCGTATTTACAACATAGAAATAATATCACTATCAGATGACGAGGCGACAGTTTAATCAGTTGATAAATGAGCTAGACGGCAAAAGCCCGTTTATCGTATTACATAGGGATTCCGTTGCGCCTAAATACGTGGGCGTGGAGGTGTCGAAGGATGGGGCGGTATACAGATATGCGATAATAGGGATAAACGATGAGTATAAGGCTAAAAAAGCCCTTATTTCGAAAATATTAGGCATAGCTAGTTACCTAAATAACAATAAGCCCTTAAAAAAGGGTTAATTAGATGTATTTATGACCTACGGCGTCATATACGATATAATGCCATAAATAACGTTGTACAGAGGATATGTATGATAATATGATAAAGAACGTATTTGTGTCTTGACATCATAATATTATGCCATTATATCCTCTTTTTGTATAAAAAGGATAACAAATAACACAAATATCTTAAATATGGATGAAATTAAGATAGGGGCTGAAATTGTGTTTAATATAACCGGCAGCCATAATATAGGATATGCCAAATGGGAAAGGTATATCGGGACGGTATTAAGTAGGGATCACCGATCACGCCTTTATGTACGGACGATAGGAATGCCTAGGGCTTGTATTGATGAGCGGGATGTAGAGTGGGTTATTGATCCAGATGGGGATTTTGATATGGATGAGGCGATCCCGAATCCTGTGGCAAGGGAGTTGTATAAATTGATGGGTAGGTACGTTTATACGTTCGGTAGGTCTCATGAAAGTATCAACGGATATATTGCGTATGAATGTATGATGATGGACAGGAATTTAAGACATAATGTTATGTATGTGTTGCATGATCATGGATTCGAGATACGGCATATTGATAATTATTCTTGGTGGATGACTAATGAGAGAATGATGTCTGAGGTAACATATGCGGAGGGGGATATTCATATAATTGTTCATGAGTGTATGGAGGATTATGTGGATAACGTGAAATTCGGGGAGGGGTTTTATAAAAATAAGGGAGAGTGATGAGATACTTACTCGTGATGGCGATGATAATATTGACACCGCCAAAGGGAAGCGGAGGCATGCCCCTCGCCCCGAAGCCAGCCGTGGTCGAGGCACGGGTATGGGATAAGCTGGCGGCCGCCCTGTCTTTCGTGGAGTCAAGGAATGACGATCGAGCGTATAACGCCACTTCCGGGGCTTTAGGAAGATGGCAAATGAAAAGGGTATACGTTGATGAGGTTAATAGGATATTACGCCTCAAACGGCAGAAAAAGCGGTATAGATACGATGATCGAACGAATCCTGTCAAGGCTAGGGAAATGTTTGAGATATATCAATCTCATCATAATCCTAAAAAGGATATAGATCGGGCTATAAGATTGCATAGGGGATTGCATTCTGCTAAATATGTTAAAGAGGTTAAGCGTAAATTGAGAAAATAAAAAGAATATAGGAGGATAAGGACATGGACGAGAATAAAATGATACGGCCGATGGATTTTGTTCGGCTTACAAATATTGACGAATCAAATGTAATTAAGGACACTAAAAACCATATAGGGCTGGTCAAGGAGGTCAGTCGGGACGGGAGAATGAGTATAATATGGATAGGTGAAACTTACAGTCAGTTGGCGTGGTTCAAATCGAGCGAGTTGGAGGTGGTGGATAACCTTGTGAGCATCCTGACATGCGGGCTGGCTAACTTTCGAGGAGACGGAAAAGAGAGCGCGGATAAATTTTATTCGATTGGCTAGAAATAAGGACAATTAATTAGAGGAGAAAATCATATGGATCGTGAGACATTAGTAAATATCGTTTATAGCGGTAAAGTAAGATTTATACCAGTAAGAAGATGTTCATTATGTGATGAATATATAGGATATAAATTCGTTAAGATGTGCGATGGGAGTATAATTCCAGTATTTTCTAGTGGATGTGGGTGTTGTGGAGTTAATAATGGACAATTGTTTGAGAGGACATGGGATGAGTTGCTTGATATTATCAATAATCAAAACAAGTCTTCAGATGAGATGGCGGAAGTTTAATGTAAAGAGGAGATGTTATATATGAAATGGGTGATAATAAAAGGGGTTAGATATCCTAGTTCCGTGATATCAGCATTTGCGGCATATAATATGGATAATCCTTTCTTGAAGGTCAGGATCAGAAACAAGTATCATGTAGTGCCTTTTGATGATGTTAATAAAATGGCTAGTCAGATGGTATATTTAATGAACAACTAGCCTGATTTCGTTCAGATAGGAAGATGGTGGATATCCAAGAAGGTGGTAATGTCTTGGGTTCCCAAGGGGCAGGCCGTGGACGGATCGGGCTGGGTCATATCCTTTACCCTGTCCTTTGGTTTGGATAATGGGACTCAAATTAAGTTTGATGAAGAAGGTGAATACCTAAGTGAGATAGATAGGTTAAACGAGTTGTTTAATGTAATATTATAAGGGAGTATGTTGATAGATGTAAATAAATGGATTGATAAAAACGGGAGCTTCGATGAAGCCGGCGGATTGGATTTAGTGAGGCACGGATATGAGTGGATTAGACGGATGCGTAAATTCGAGAATAAGGCAGATCGTCATACTTTTCAGAAAGTGTTTGGCAATAAAAGAGGCAATGAGTTATGGGACTGTTTTTTAGAGGTAGGAAAATCTATCTTTATATTAGAAGATAGCTATTTCCTGATTAACGACAGGAACGTCTTCTCTTTATGTTTAGCAGAGTGTAGTGATTATGATCTATATGAGCTTGTTCATAATATTGAGACGGATAGTGATCAAGGCAAATGATGTTGTTTAATTAAAAAAAATAAATTGTTATGGAAATTAGAGAATGTTTATCGGTTTATCTAGAGAGTGGATATCTTTTTGACGATATGTCAGGAAGATTAAAGTGGTTTGAGATTGATAAGATCTTGATCAGTTTTACATATGGAGTAGTTAGATATGTAGGAACATGGGGAGGATGTAGGACTGAGAAGACATTAGATGGGAAATTATTTTATTCGTCCGAAGAATGTTTTAAAAAGGGTAAGAGCATCCCTAAGACAAAACTATCAATATATGATGTTTTTAAGTCATTATATGGATTCGCTCCAATAGGTGATGTGTGGAAATACAAAAACGGAAGAGCTGTCAAGGGTGAGTTGGAATATTTTGATGTTGAAATAGATAATAAAGGAAAAATTTATTGTAAGGAAACATATTACAGAACATGTGAAGATGTGTATAAATTCAATGACTTAACTGTAGTTGACAAGAATGGAGACATAAGATTAGTGAAATCATCAAAAAGTAGATTAATGCTTAGTGATGATCAATTAGATGTCGTGGAGAGAATGAAAGGCATCATTGACGACATGGTTAGGTTAAAGATGATTATGTATATTGATCAAGACTATAATCTTTGTTTTCTGCCTGGAGATAAAATAGAAGATTTGACAATGGATGAGACGGATGGATTTGTAGATACCACCGGTATAGTGACATCTATAAAATCTAAGGATGTAGTGGAGTTTTATGTGGAAAACCCATTCGTAAAGATAAAGGATGAGTAATACTTGGATCGGGATTGTAGTGGTTCGTGAGAATAACTACAATCATATCTCTAAACGTGAACATAGATTGGGAGGTACGTATGTCATTCGATTGACGTTAGGGATCTAATTATATTAAAAGAGGAGGAATTATGAAAGAGATTGTATTAAAAGTGTATAAGTTTGATGAACTGTCAAAAGATTCACAAGAAAAGATCATAGAGCGTGAGCGCTGGAATGTAATGGGGCGATGTATGGATGCTTATAGTATAGACTATCAAGAGTCGATGGAAACCTTTGAGGATATGACAGATACTAGGGTTTATAATTGGGAAGTTGGATACGAGAGATATGATTTTAGTTATGAGTTTAAATACAATGATCCTATTTATGAACATCCTACAGATTATCATCGTGATATATTCCCTAAGAATCTATGCGGTAAATTATTGTTCAGGTATATCAATAACAACATTATGCCACATATCACGAAAGGTAAATATTATTCTATAGATAAATATATAGATGGGAAATATAATTACAAGTACAGACGCAGTCGAATAATATTGGAATACGAAGACAGTTATCCATTAACAGGGTCGTGTTATGATTATTATCTTCTTAAACCGATAATTGATTATTACGATACTTGGTGTACTTACCCGGATGATTTCTCTTTAGAGGATTTAATAGAAAAATGTTATAATAATTTTTTCAAGGCTTGGCATGAGGAATATGAACATTGGGCTGACGATGAAGATGCGATACGTGAGGAGCTTCATCATAACCAGTATGAGGGTCAGCTTTATTATGAGAATGGTGATGTATATGTTTGCCCATTATATACAGTGTGAGATTTCGCCGATTTTATTTTTCATAAGTGTAACAATTAAATTAAATAGTATGAAAACTGCAAATAAGCTGGTTTATTCAAAAGTGAATTACTATACCGAGAACGGATATGAGTATAAAATCAAGACTACAATATCGTTAGATGATGATTGTCATAATAATATGTGTAATTGGAGTATAACCGCTGACATTTGTTGGAAAAACAAATATGGGATATATAAAGAGTATATGGGGGGGGGCTGTTGCCATGATGAGATTGCGAGACATTGTCCGGAATTGGCAAGATTCATTCTGTTATATTACTGCAATCATTATGGCGCTCCTATGTATCCGATGGAAAATGGCACGTATCACATAAAGAATAGCGATAAGTCCGTGGCGATTAAATATTTGCGTATATCAGATAAGGAATATCTTAAATTATCTGAAGCGGTGGACGATAAGATGTGTTTTAAGTATCTGCTTTTCAATCTGGGAATTGTGGATAGATGGAAACGTGAATCAAGCGAGCTTATTGCGGAACTTGAAGACCTGTGTGGAAAGAAATGGGTTAATCCATATAAGCCAGAAGAAGAAAGATTTACCCTGACACTAACGGACGAGGAACGTTTGCTTATTGAAGAGCGTATTAAATCCGGGTATTATTCCGCAGAAAATATCGAAAAACGTAGGGAGGAGGTTCATAAGGCAAAGATGATGGAAAAGCGTGCTGAAATTTGTGAGCAATACGATAAGATAATCAGGGATGTGGAAACAGACAAAAAGGTAATACTCTGTGTATTTGATTATGGATTGTCAACCGATAATGTGATATATTATAATCACACGAACACTTTATCTTTCAACTGGCGTGATTATGGGGAAAAGATTAAACAAGAAGAGTTTGATGATTTCGTGAATAACGTGGATCGCTCCCAACTCCCGGAAGGAATTAAATTTGAGTTAAAGTAATTTTTAGTCTACACATAATCACTATCAGATTTACGGGAGAGACATCCAAGATGTCATGGGCGGCGTTACCGGTGGGGCCGGCGTGTATAGGTAAGACGTGCGGAGGGAAGCGAGGCGTCCGCTCATGTTCGTTGGATTGGCTGGGCAGGCAAATAATATATAAACACATAAGAAGATATGAATATTAAAAAAGGAGATATGGTATCTATAAAGCAAGATTTTATAGACCGGAACAATAGATATGAATATGATAGCAGGGATATATGGGAGGTCAAGGAAGTGTATAAGATAGGTGGCGGATATCATGTGGCTGTAATAAACAATTTAACCGGTTACGGGAACGCTCATCTATGCACATATAATATGGATTTAAGGACTATAGATGATCTTAAAGCAAGATTGCTACAAGATGATAATATAGCTAAAGTGAAAAATAACAATATAAATACATGTAAAATTATGGAAAAGAGAATGATAACAAAACCATTTGACTTAGAGCTGGCAAAGAAAATCAGTAATGGTGAACGCAAGGGTGAGATTGTAACGATCGGGCATAATCATAAGGTAGAGTTAGTGTATTATAATAAAGATAGGGGGATGTTTAATACACTAGGAGTGATTTATTCTGATGGCGATATAATATCTGACTGGTTCTCTGATAATGGAATGGGAGCAAGAGGATGTAGGCTTTGTATTAATATTCCGGAATATACGGCATTTAAGGATGGGGATGTATTGAGCAATGAAGAAGGTGATTACTTATTCATATTGAATACAAACGGGGAATACCCTACGTCTCATTATGCCTCTTGGAAAAAAGGGAGTTATTTACATTTAAATAATGGGCATGCCGATCAAAATAATATTGAGAGATACAGATTTGCTACCAAGGATGAGAGGCAAGAGTTTATTGATGCTCTTAAAATAAGCAAAGAGCCTAAAGCCAAAATATACTTGAAACAATTCTTTGGTATTGAAATAGAACCAAAATATAAATTCAAGCCATTTGATAAAGTTTTAGTAAGAGATACAGAAAAAGATGATTGGCACGTAAGTTTGTTTGTTAGGAAAATTGCTAATGCTCAATATAAAGAAGAAAGATATGAATGCTTAAATGGGATGGGATAGATCTATTGTATTCCTTATGAAGGTAACGAACATCTTTTGTAAAAAATGTATTAAAATGAAAAATAAAGAACAGGATTTTATCAATCGATATAAAGATATACAAGAATCCATCATGAAGGCAATGGATAAGGCATTGGAACGGGCAATAGGGAACAAGGTAATAGATTTCGAAGAGTGTGAAGACAATTATTTGGATGTCTATCCTCTTATCGGGGCGGTACTTCAAAGGGAATCAAGGGAAATACTTGGCGAGGATATAGACAAGAGCATATCAAGAAAAATAAAAATGAAGGTGTCCAGATACAGGAAGGATTACAGGATTTGGATAGATTACGCCGGTGATTATAGGAGCAAAAAACATTGATTGACATGAAAAGAGGATCGATAAAATACCTACTCCCGTCATATTGAGCAGGCGCATTGATGAATGGTGATTACAGCGGGTTGACAGATGATGAGAGAAGAATTGAGAACAATAGGATCAAAAGGACGCCATGTGTTTACAGCAACCTTTGTTAGATTTGGATTTAGGAATGGATACATTGGACCTGTAAAAAACGATGCTTTTACAAGATGTGGCACTTGATAGCAAAATAGTATCAGATCATTTGTGGTTCGATTTAACAAAAGGATTTAGCAGTGCTGATTTATCGCCAGGCGATGTGGTTGAGTTTTGCGCAAGGGTTAGTGCTTACGAGAAAGGATACAAGGGGCACAAGGATGATGTACTTAATAGACCGATAGAAAGAGACTATCGATTATCAAGACCGACAAAAATTAAAAAGATCGGGAAGAAATTAATATTAAAAGATGAGGGGAAATAATACATGATAATTATATGCCTAAAAAATTTATAATTTATTAAAATATAATGATATGAAAATTCAAGTAGAATTAAATTTAGAAGATGTATTTGAGGACGCTATGTACAACGAAGCGACGTTGAAAGAGGAGTTTACCAGCTCGGTCAGGTTAGCCGTAGTACGTGAGCTTAAAGAAAAGTTCAAGGATGAGCTGATGAGGGAAATATCTAATCCGATATCAGAGAAAATTGAGGAGATAGCGAGGGAATCAATGAGCGATCTCATCGAGAACGCCAGCGAGAAGAAATATAGATTCAGGCTAGATTATATGGATGATGAGTTGACGGTGGATGAGTTTATAAGAGGTAGGATGAAGAAAGTTATAGACGTAGGTATTGGGACAATGATAGAATCAAGAGCTAAATCTTTTGTTGATGAGTTAAGGAAGAGGTATGATATGGCGTTCGCTACCTTTATCGTGGATAACATGAGAAAGCAAAATATGTTGAAGGAAGATAAGATAGCTGAGTTGTTAAAGGATAATCCAAATGGAAAGTAGGGAAGATGCCAAAGGAAGGCGGCGATCGGTGCTCATGACGCCGCCCGTACCGAAAAAGGTAGAGGTATTATCCCCTGCATGGTATAGGGCGGCGGTGGAGTTTCAAGGCATGCCGGAGCGGGAGCGACTAGCTTTTTGCTCGTGGTGCTGTTGTCATGGAGGGTTTGACATACTCCCACCAGCTATAAAGGATATAGTATCCGTACCGATGACTATCAAACAATAACCAGAGTGGATAAATGTTGCGTTGAGTTTATGAAGGAATAAATATGAATGATAGGAGAAAGGATGATATTAACTATTAATAATGTTTATTTAATTTAATTCAAAAACAAAATGTCTACTTTTGTAGACACATAAAAATTACACATATGAAAAAGAGTGAATTTGTAAAGGGGTTAGAGAAGATCATCGATATGATTAAGGCCGAGGATGATGGTTTCGAGTATGGTGGTAAAGTCATTTTCTATAAAGAAAATGATGATAACTATGAAATCTCGGTAAAGAACATAGATATGGATCTTATGGTAGAAGCCAGTGCTATGGCTAGTATGGATGAAACGATGTCGGAGGATGAGGATGATGAAGACAATTGATAAGATGACCGATCAGGAGATATATAATCTTACTGACGAACAGGTAGAGAAATTGATCGTAACAAGATGTGCGGAGGAAGGCGTAAGGTTCATAGATGAGCCTCCAATCATGAAGACATATGACTATAAGCCTATTTCTCCATCTAATTTCTTCTACCTTTTAGAAGGATTGAGCATAGCTGTTTTTAATCAGGATGATGCTATTAAAATAGCTAAGTTCTTAAGTAAGTTTGATTTATACAAGACTACATACGATTTCACTATATCCAATGAGAAGATATATAATAAGTTGGATATAATCAATATCAAACATATTCCAATGTTTGATACGAAAGATGAGGAGTCCTACAAATCTATAAAGGACAAGAATAATAAGATTGAGGAGGAGTATAAAGATCAGGTAGATAAATACAAGAAGGATATAAAAAGAATGAGTGAAATCCATGCCGAGATCTGGTCGAAGGTAATCGATGTAAGAAATAAGATTGATCATATGAATCATCTTAGATTCCTTTTTGTAAAGGAATATCTTCCGTTGGTGGATCATGATACGAATACGGCTATGACGTTTTTTAAGAAAGCTTATGACGTGGATGATGATACGGAAAGATATATTCGTGAAGGAATAAAAGATTATCCTTTGTTTAACAATAATATAGATTAAAATGCACAATTGGTTTAAATGTACGGTTTCTTATGAGACCGATGCCGAGAATGGCATGAAGAAGAAGGTTAAGGAAGAATATTTAGTAGATGCTCTTTCTTATACCGAGTGTGAAGCTAGAATCATAGAGGAGATGAAACCGTTTATCTCCGGTGAGTTTAGTGTTGATATCAAACGATTCCGGATAGCGGAATTATTCGCCATGGATGGAGACCGGTTCTATAAGGTCACGGCTGATTATGTTACGATAGACGAGAAATCGGGCAATGAGAAACGCAAGGCGTTTAACTACATCGTTCGGGCCAATGACCTTGATCATGCCAAAAAGAATTTCGAGGAAGGCATGAAAGGAACCATATCAGATTTCGTTGTCACTTGTATCAAGGAAGAGAAGAAACTGATGGACTTCTACGAGTTTGATGGTAAGATCAGGAATCCGGAGAAAAAATGAGGATAGTAGGCAGTAAAGCTAGCTACGAAACCACGTCGTCCATAGCCGAGAAGTTGATGGAGATAAGTAAAATGGAGGGTACGATTTATCGTATCCTCACATTGTCTAACAAAACTTATCTAGCTTCTAAATTAGGATATAGCAGATCGGGGTTCTATAAGAAGATACAAAACAGGAGTTTTAATATCCGGGAACTAGCTCAGATATTCGATACGATCATCAACTTCAAGGATCAAGATTGGACTGAGGGTAAGATTAATAGGCTTAAGAGGTATAGGGCTATGAGCCTTATGGAGTTCAACAAAAGTTATAAAAAGAAAAAGGTATGAGAGGTAGGATGTTACCGTGTGAGAGATGCGGAAGGATGGTAACCATAAGGAGTAAGGGGTTGTGTCCCGCATGCAGAGCCAAGGAGCTACCGCCAAAGGAAAGGGCGGCGATACGGGTGAAGGCCAAGCCAAAGGGGAAGAGCATAGCCGTTTTCTTTGGCGCCCATGTGGCTAGATTGAGTATGACAAGGAGATCTGCTACCGGCGCATACATACCATGCCCGGGGGTAAGCAACATATGCCACTTATACCCTAAACGGAAATATAAATCAGTTGCTGAGGATAATGATAACATTATCTACTTGACGGCTGATGAGCATACAAGATTCGATTATCTATTAGATACGATGGATTTCAGCCGGCTCTTGGACGAGTTTGGCAACGTATGGCTGTTGGCAGCCAGAAGGATGAGGGATCTCGCACCTAAAGTCGAGGAGGATGGTAAATTAAAAACCAGATTATTGACATGGATAGAAGAAAACAAAGATTACTTTTAGGCCTAGGATATAAGGCTATAAGTGACACAGTATATAGTTATGGGACGATCATGGAAGTCATAAGCGATCAAGAGCCGTTTGATGACATGAGAGTTCGTTTATCCGAGAGACACAATGTGATTATTGCGGATGATGGGGAGGTGGAATGGTCGGCTTTAGGTAAGATAGCGGACGAGCATCGGTCATCATATTACTGGCGATCATCATTACCAGTATTAAGATCATATCATACAGATCCTAAATTTACCGCTTTCTTTGGCATATTAGACGTTTTATCAACGGTCCCAAAGAAAGATATGGTTGAGGAGGAAAAGCCTGTTGAAGAGCCTAAAAACGAGCCTAACGAGGAGATGGAGGTTGAGTATGATCTGGAGACAGAGCAACAGTATTATGCCGCTGAATGGATAAAGGATATCCCGACACCTGTGTTATATAGAATGACTGTAGCCGGCAAACGTGTGTATTATGAGATGGATGTTGATGGGTATCCTATCATATACGATGGAGCCACTAACAATATCGCCAATGGGTATTGTGATACGTCCGGAGCCTTGGAGAAGTGGAAGAATGAGATGAGGCTCAAGGGTAAGGATCCTGATGAGTACGCTAACTACAGGGCTGATCTGGGTACTATCATGCATTATCTATTTGGGTTGTATCTGACCGGGGTTAACATAAAGCTGATCCCGACATGGATCAGGAAGGTGGTCAAGGAAGCCAAGCTAAGAATAGACAAGTATAGGATGGAGCGGATATTAGTGGATAACATTGATGAACTGATAGAGGATCTGATATCATTTGCCATATTCTGCAAGGAAAGACATGTAAAACCTGTATTGATCGAAAAGATGTTGAGGTCAAGGAGATTGAAAGTAGCTTCTTCGGTGGACGCAGTGGTGGAGATGGATGGCGAGCCGGAGATGGTGGAGATAGAGGTCGAGACAGGAGAGTTCTATAAGACGGGAGCCAAGAAAGGTCAGCCTAAGACGGAGAAAAAGAAGATAAAGAGATGCAGGAGGATATTCGCTATATTGGACTTCAAATCAAACAGGAAAGGCAATTTCTATGACGAGTATGCTTTCCAACTTGAGTTATATAGAAGAATGATATTAGAGAACTATGGAAAGATATTGGAGATAGAGGAGATATATAACTTCGCTCCGGGTGATCCTACCGCAAAGACCAGCCAATATAAGTTGAAGAGACAGACTGACAACCCTATATTGAATATGGCTACCGTAGTATATCTTCAAGGAAAGTATAAGTTCGAGAAAACTAATTATACGGTTACATCAAGAATCGGATCCTTAGATATAGAAGGCGAGTTTGATGTTAATAAGTTGGTAAGGAAAGAGCCGCTGAGGGACTATATATATAGAGTCATGAATGAGAGGAGAGGGTGATGGAATTTAGGGAGTTCAATAAGAGTGTTCATCGGTATGAGCTGGATCATAGCAAACCAAGGAGGAAGCTGACGTGCCCGCAATGCGGCAAGGATAAGTGTTTTACGCCGTACGTGGACGTAACCACCGGTCAGATCGTTGGAGAGCAGTTTGGGGTGTGTGATCATAAAAATAAATGTGGTTACTTTAAATATCCAACAGGGAGCGAACTTGGGAACAATGATCTTTTTACCGATTCAAACAAAGTATTAAGGAGGTACAGACCTCCTATGGATCCGGATATAGCCAACTGCATTCCGGTAAGCAAGATGTTTGAGACGCTTAATCCTTTCGAGACATCCGATCTTCAGGATTATCTATCCAATATCTTCGGATCGTATCATACCAATAGGGCATTTAGCTTGTATAAGGTGGGGATGATGAGATTCGGGGACTGGGGTAAGTGCTGTGTGTTCTGGCAACTGGATAAGAATTGGGTAGTGCGGACCGGGAAGATAATGGACTACGGGCCTGACGGGAAGAGGGTAAAGGTTCCCATGGATCACGTATGTTGGGTGCATATACTGGACGGTCAGGATTACCTGCTTAGGCAATGCCTGTTCGGGGAGTTTCTTATCAACTTCTATCCCAATGACGCTCCGGTGTATATAGTAGAGTCAGAGAAGACGGCTGTTATCTGCAACATCGTGTACCCTAGTAGGTTGTTTATGGCCTGTGGCGGTATCCATATGCTGAAAAGGGAGATGATAGAGACATTGGGTAGGAGGCGGATAGTCCTGTACCCGGATAAGGGCGACGCTTTCAACGAATGGAGAAAGAAGGTAGACAAGGATATGAGGGGGATGAATATAGAGATAAGTAATTTTCTAGAATCAAAACCCAATATAAATGAGGGAATGGATATAGCGGATTATTTTATTATTAAACAAATTTACAATGGCAAAGGTAGTTGACAATTACAAGAAATTCAAGGTGCTTGAAATAACAAGACAGGAGATGATGGATAAGCTCACCAGATATGGGTGCTTAGGTATTTGCGATATGTGTAACAGACCTACGTCCGTGGGCTATTATGTAGCGGTAATCAATCAATGGATGTGCAAGGACTGTTACGATGATTTTATTAAATCAATTAACAGGTATGAGGAGGATATGGAAATAGAAAGCAGGAATTTCAATAGATATTGCAGCTTATTTAATGTTGAGATAGAAGAAAAGGTATGAAAGAATTGTCTTTAGCCCAGAAAGCTATGTTAAACGGGTCTATATGCCCATACTGCAAGAACCCATCCACCTTAATAAATACCGTGGAAGGGAAGCAGGTCGGATGCGAGAAGTGCGGGGCTTGGATGAGGTCGGATTCCATGGGGAACCCGATAGGAAGATTGGCCAAACCGGGCCTTCTTAAGGCCATGGATATGGTAGGGATAGAGATTGATGCGTTCCTGAAAAGGACGGGACAGGATAAGCTAGATTTTTGTAAGGAACTGTCCGGGGAATTAGGGATACCGCAAGAATACATATCCCCTTACAAGATGTCTTTGCCATCATTACTTAAAGTCATGAGACATATCAAGACATATAGTGATAATCGGATACAGATATATGATGGAGGGAGGGGGAATAACTGCCCTAGGCATAATACGATAGCGATAGGCGGTAGCGCATGCCACGGATGTCCGGAGCATCTATTCCATGTAGTGGATAAGGTAACTGACTTGGTGGTGTGTGACGCTGACATGAGTTACGGTGATTACAAAAATAATTATTATATTGATAAAAATTGACAAAACATGAAAGTAATTTTTATTCACAAACAGACAGGGTTTTATGTAGGAGGATCAGTGTTTAACAAGACATGTGGTTTTTACAAATGCAGAGATAAGATGATAGAAAAAGGCATAAGCGAGGATAAGGCCAACATGCTTATTGATATAATAGGTCCGCACTTATGTGTGTGGGAAATAAAAGATGGGGATGATCCTTACGAGAGCATGAGAAGCAGACTTGGAGATAAAGCCTCATATTTAGATGGAGAGGATATTATCGTAGAGGATTATGATTATGACGAGGAGGACGAGGATGGGGAGGTCGACTGAATATTATAGGACACATCCGGAGGCCAGAAGAAAGAAAGCCGAGACGGATAAGAAGATCAACGCCCGCCCTGAGCAGAAAGCCAAGAGGCGGGAGTTGGGTCGCAAGAACTACAAGACCGATAAGCTGAAAGGTAAAGCCTATCGGAAGGGAAAGGATCTATGCCATACGGCAAAGGGATTGAGGTACAAATCAAGGTCAGCTAACAGAGGATCTAAATCCGATACGGCTGGCGATAGAAACGCACGAGGATGAACGATAATAGGATATGGAAGACGTCCAAGGAAATTATCATGGACGCCTATGAGAGGATAATGAAATATCAGTCGGGAGAACTTCTCCCGGCTCGTACTGGATATCCTTATCTAGATAAAGCTTTGCTGGGAGGATTTTACCCTCAACATGCGATAGCCATAGGAGCTAGACCAGGGGTTGGAAAATCCTATTTGGCACAGAAAATCATGAACAATGTGATGAATGTCAACATCAATCCACAAGCAGATGATTATGTATGGTTAAGATGTGAGTTCGAGATGAATCCGGAAGACTTGGTATTACGTTCACTATCAAAAAAAATGAACAAAGACATAGAAGATATCCTCCTTCGTAAAATGGATGAAGAGGAGATGCTGGAAATGCAAAAATGTCTTAAACAAGAAAATTCAAACAGAATAACGTATATACCAATACCTACAACAGTTGATGAGCTTAAAGATTTTCTATGGAATGTATATATGCCGGCGAATAAGGATAAGAAAATTGTATTTGTATCCATAGATCATACAGCTCTTATACAAGGTTCGGGTGACGCCAAGAGGAATATAGATAGTTTGATGAATATGTGCAATATAGCCAAAAGAACGTTTCCAAACATCTTCTTCCTTATCGTATCGCAACTCAATCGAGAGATAGAGGGTAGGCGTGATCCGAAGGATCATATGCCAAGGCAGTCTGATTTCTATCAATCTGACTCATTGGGACAACTGTGTACGGCTATGGTAGTGTTGAATATCCCAAGGAGATACGGGTACTCCTCATACATGCAATTTCCGCAAGGATGGTATCCTAATCTGGAACGTTTTAAAAGTGAATCAAGACGATCCTTCCGTGTAGATGGATTATTGTTCCATCATATCGTAAAGGTTCGTCAAAGATCATTGGAGGAGATTGATGCGATACATGTGGATATCATGAAAGGATATGAGCGATATTATCCTGATGGAGGGGTGGTGCGCCAAGAAAGACCAGGAGGCTCGGATGCCCCTGTGGGTAGCGGCAAGCCGGACACGACAGTCGTTACGCTACCGCCCCCGCCTCCCAGTATTCCATTGGAGCAGCAATACATACCGCCTAGCGATGATTTTAATGTAGTACATGACGAAACACCATATTAATCATGAGACTTAGAAAGAATTATTTGCTTGTTATTATGAAAGGCATGGAGATGTTGTTAAAAGCCAACTTCTCCACCGAGAATAAGATGGGCATACGGGAAATTATATCCTATTTAAAGGAGATGTCTGAATACAGCATTAGGTATATCATCAATCGGGAACGGGAAAAGGAGATCATTAACATCTGCGAGGAGGTATCCAAAAAAGTTCAGGAGTATAAGAGGATGAACGACAACTCTATGGTATTGGAGTTGGAGAATCTGAAGCGGGAGGTTGTAGCGGTAGAGGATCTTCTTAGCTCCTACAAAGGTGTTCTTGATGCTGAGCTGGTGATAGCCGAGGATGATATCAGGATCATACGGGACAAGATCGCTATAAGCCTGAGGGAGGACGGAACATGCAAGAGCATGACTGATGCTGATAAAAGGGCTAGGGTGGATGTAAGATACGAGAGAGCGTTAGAGGATTATCGAATCCTTCTAAGATGCGCCAATACGGTTAGGGCTAAGATGTCGGTTATAGGGCATCTTAATCAATCAATAAATCAATCTATATCAGTTGGTAGGGTTGGTATGGCTAATGAATCTTATACGTTGACATACTCCCACCACTAAAGTGATTGGGATTCTTGGATACAAGTGTACGGGACCCCGGTTTTACAACCGTTGGAATTACCCGTACTCTCCAATTCGGAAATGCCCTTCCGAAGGATATTTTTAGAGGCTAAGAGGTCCCTGTCGTTGATAGAACCGCATCCGGGACAAACCCATGTGCGGTCGCGTAACAACAGACCTTTATTAATGCAGCCACATTCGCAAGTTTTGGAGGAAGGATACCATTTGTCAATCTTATGTACTATCACTCCATACTTTGAAGCGATATACGTAAGTTTGTTAATAAAAGAAGAATGACTGAGATCAGAAACTTTCTTTCCCCACAAACGTTTCATTCCTTCAATGTTTAGATCTTCAATGAAAATATAATCATATTGTTTACACAACTGATGTGCTAACTTCCATTGAAAATCACTACGTAGATTCATGATTTTCCTGTTTGTCTGATGAAGCTCGAACAACCTTCTTTTCCTGTTATTCGATCCCTTTTCAGATCTTGAGAGGTTGCGATTACATTTCTTTATCTTCTTTTGATATCTATTGAAAAACAAAGGAGACTGAATAGACTTTCCATCGCTTAATGTCATGTAAGTTTTAAGTCCGAAATCGATTCCTACAGATGCACCATTACGTGACTTTTCATAGGTCTTATTCGATTTCGAGTCTGTTACGATGACAATGGAATATCTATTACATGTTTCCCTTAAAACTCTGACCTGTTTTACATTCCCATCGTAAGGACGGGAATATGAGAACTTAAAACGCTTGTTTATCTTATTGATCGTGAAAACATTTCCATTCAAAGCAAATCCTCCCTGTTTAAATACAAAGGAGTTAAACTTCTCTGCTTTCTTGAACTTCGGAGGTCTTTTGCATAACTTTTTAAAGAACCTTTTATAGGAATTGTCAAGACGTCCAAGGATTTCCTGTACGGTCTGGGAATGCAAAAAGATTCTTTTGATTCGTTTGGCAAAGTGCTTTTGAAGCCTGTTCAGTGAAATATATTTTCCAAATCTCCTGTAATAACGTTTTTGTAAATTCAAGGCATGATTCCATACAAATGCACATTCCCTAAGCATTTTATCTAAATGCTTAGTGTTCTTAGATTTATATATATTGTACTTGTATGAGATCATGTTTTAATTATTTTTACGGCACAAATATAATAACAGTATACTATATTTGCAAAACAAATCAGTAAAAAATGGATAGCAGGTGGAAAACAAACAGAGGAAGTGTCTATAATTTGGGGTATCACATAATTTGGTGCCCTAAATATAGAAGAAAGAAACTCGTAGGAGATATCGAAAGAAGATTAAGAGAGCTTCTATACGAAAAAGCTAGTCAAAACAATTGGGAAATAAAAGAACTGGAGATAATGCCGGATCATGTTCATTTATTTATAAAAGCAACTCCTTCTGATTGTATATCTCATATTGTTTCACAATTGAAAGGATATACAGCTAACATGTTAAGAAAAGAATTTGAATCTCTTAGAAGAGAGCTTCCTACATTATGGACAAGATCTTTTTATGTAGAATCGGTAGGGCATATATCCGAACAAACAATTATAAAATACATTGAAAATCAAAAGAATATATGAAATATGATACTATCCCCTCTTTAAAAAGAGGGGCTTTGGATAAAATCGTAAAACAATATGAGAAAGGGAAAGAGATTATCGAAAGCAGACGCCCTTAGGGTGTTGAGAAGGGCTTACGTTCTAATAAAGAATGATAATTATGTATTTATGTGCAAAGCAATAGAAAAGGCAGCGGTTGAATTATCACTTGCTGAAAGATCATGTGTGGCGTGTTATCTTATACCAGAACTGAAGATGTTCAAACCTGTAAACAGAAAAAATGGAGATTTTTGGTTTCATTCATCAAAGAAAAACATAAGGTTACATATAATAGATACGCTAATAGATATATATAACGGAAATGATCATCCCGATATAGTCGAGAGGGTAGCTAGAAAGATTAGGTCAATATTTTAACTTATTTACATATGTATATAAATTTTGAACAGATGATGACATCAGGATTAACGATGTCTGATGTTGGATATCTTTTGATGATCCGGCAAAAAGAAGAGATGGCTAACACCATTCCAAAGGAGAAAATAGATAGTTATAAAGCATCTGGTTATATTGAGCTTCAGAAGAATGGGAAATGGAAGATAACGCCAAGGGGAGGATCGCTGCTGATGCTGATAGAGACACCCGGTCTGACACCGGAGGTCGAGGGGATCCGGGACCGTATCGTTGGGGTATATAACGATACGGGTAAGGATACAGGAGCTATCAAGGAGGTGGAAAAAAGGCTTATCTGGTTTGTGGCTAACACCAACTTCAAGGAAGAACCTATAGTAAGGGCCGTAATATCTCACATAGATCTTAAACGTGAATATACGATGAGATTGGATAACTTGATCTGGAAACCATCAAATGTGTATAGCGTGCATATGAGTTTATCGGAATCAACGTTATTCGATACGATCATAAAAATGTATGGCATGACGTCTGACTTGTATCTTAGGGAGAACAAGAACAAGGAGCTGGCATGGTTGTTCGCCATAAGCCGGCTTCCGGATCCCCCAAAGAGAATGGATAAGGAATACGCTATCACAGGCGATGTTAAGATGGATATCGAAAGGATATCGGATATAAAAAAAGAATTAGGTAGAAGATTGAAAATGTCGATTTAGATTATGGAAAAGGATAAATTATCGAGAATGATAAAAGAGGTGATATTCGAAAAGGTAGGTGAATTTAATGGGCTTAATCATCCTGAATCGATAACCAATAATGATGAGCTGGGCGCGGATATGGCCTTGGATTCCCTTGATTTCGTGGAAGTCATAATGAGAATAGAGAAGAGAACTGGTAGATGTATACCTGATGAAGTGCTTGATGTCAAGCCTTATTACGAATTGACGGTAGGAGAGCTTACAAATATGTTGTACAATTATTTAAAGGATTATGAAAAGAGATGAGTTATTGGAGATAGTGAGGGAAGAGATATTCGAGAAAATGCATGAGTTCAATTACATTAATAATATAGAGGTAATTGACGATGTAAGAGAAGACAGTAATTTGTCATCCGATCTAGCTATAGATCCATTTGATTTATTAGAGGTATTGATAGGGATTGAAGAAAAGATGGATATAAGGATACCGGATGATGTCTTTGGCGATAAATCTGTCGATGAACTAACTGTAGGGATTTTTGTGGATATGTTGTACGATTGGCTTGAGAGTAAGTAATGGACTTCGGATATGATGATTGGGAAGAGGGGCTAGAGACCCCTCTTGTCGATGATTGCGATGACGATTACAACGAGGAGGACGAGTATGATTTCGGCTAAAGAACTAAGGATAGGGGATCTTGTAAAAGACAAGGCTGGCAATATATGGAGAGTAGGGTGCGTTACTGGTATGCGTAATGAAAGTAAGTCATTGATCCTTGAATGTGAGGTTGATGATGGGATAATGAAATGGTATTCCGGGGAAGATGATGTCATACCTATTGAGATAGATGATAATATACTTGATACTATCTATTTCAAGCGTGATAAGGGGCGGGATGTATATCGAGGCTATGGAATATCTATAGAGATTTTTGATGATGGGTATTATCTTGGGCTTAGGGATCTGGAAGACGATCTAAGCGATCCTATTCAGATTAAGAATCTTCACCATCTACAAAACCTGTTAATGGACTTATACGGACATGACATAAAAATAGATAAGCTTTATGGTAATACCGGAGAATAACTTATTATGTAAGGTTATAAACGGAGAGAAGGTTCTCGCCGCCTCTTACTCGCAGATAGACACGTTCATCCAGTGCCCATATAAATGGTATAAGACTTACGTGGAGGGTCACAGATCCACGGAAAAGCACGAAGCTACGTCATATGGTACGGTTATCCACCAGACAATGGAGTATTTCTTCAAGAACGGATGCAGACCTTCTTATGAGGATATGAGTAAGGCTTTCAATTACTACGCCGATATAGAACAGATCCCTTTTGATAGCGTAAAATCCCAGATCGAGTCTATGCAACATGCGGCTAGGCTAATAAGATGGATTGTGGGGTTGTTTGAGAAGGATGCTGCTGGCAATTATAAGAAGGCATGGTCTGATCTTACGCCAATGGAGAAGGTGGTCCGGGGGTCGAGACCGGCCGGCGTGGAGGAGAGCTTCGTCCTGCCCTATAAGCTACCCAAGCCACTTACCTTGGATGGCGTGACGTACGATAAGGTACATATCATAGGATCGGTGGACTGGCGTGGAGAGTATAAGACAAAGGACAGGATAGCCATGTATACGATAGACTGGAAGTCCGGGAGAAAGTTATTCGATGAAGACAAGCTGCTTCATAATCTCCAGCATCCGATATACGCCTTCTACATACTGAGAAAGTACAAGGTATTGCCGGATATGTGCAGCTATTTCTTTACCCGCATGCTGGACAATCAGAACGTGAAGGTAGATAAGGAGAAAGTAGAGAGATCTGTCAAGGAACTTAACGATATTCTCCTTGACATGTATGATTTCGAGACAAATAAAATAGATAGCTATCAAGCTCACGTTTGGGACGACGCCAAACAGGGGTATAAGTACGAGAAGCGCTACCTCATGGGGCGCCAGCCGGCCTGCCTTGAACCCCGCCCCAAGCCCTTGTGTTTTTGGTGCGATTTCTCAATCCACAAACAAAACACATGTAGGTATTCATCGGATTGGGATGAGTCAAAAAGAAAGAATAAAAAAGATTAACTTTATTAAAAAGCCTAGGTAAATATCTAGGCTTTAATTATATTTGTGTCAATAAATAAATGATTATGGATAAAAACGAAAGAGAAAAACAGGTATTGGATCTTCTGATGTCTAGAAAGGATATTAGGAAATTGGTAGAGAAATCAAATGAATGTTATTCTAAAATGGATTTCGTTGGTGCCATGAAATGCCGGCAGGAGATAAAGGATATCGTAGACCGGGAATCGAAGATCATGTTGACAAAAAGCGAGTCTTTGGTGAGTTTGATGAATAACGCTGATAATGAATATAAATTCAATATGCTGGTATGGCTACATTCCATGATGTGTATGGCGGATGTATTTAACGGGATATTGGAGGATTTTAAGGATGGGGTAAGGAAAGCCAATGGCAACTCTAAGTTCGTTAAGTTCGATAATCTGGATAGATTGATGACAGAATGCAAGAAGGAAATTGATTATCTAATGAAAGGCACAAGTAAATCATTTCAAATATCCTTTGCCGTAAGGAGCGATGAGATGAGGGAGATGATAGAGAATATGGTTGGGGATAATATCCGAGAAGGGTACGACATGTTCAAGGAAGAGGCTGAGATGGTGAATGAGACAGATAGGAGCAAGATAGAGGAATTTAATAAGAAGTTAGATCATGATTAAATTCAATATAAAGATAGGCGATATAGTCCATACCCAGATAGGAACAGGAGAGGTGATAGCCATAAGCAAGACCAAGGAAACTTTAATGGTGAAAATGGACGATGGTCGGGAGTGTGCGATAAGATTAGAGTACGTGAAAGACGTTTTTGATAACTACAGATCCAAATGATATACAGACTAAGACCATATCAAGAGGAGTGTGTTAAAAGTATATCCGATTACATAAACTCTGATAGACATGATCCAGTATTAGTCATCGGACCGGTAGGTTGCGGTAAATCGATCCTCATAGCAGAAGCGGCTAGATTGATGGGAGATAAGACGCTGATTCTCCAGCCGTCTCGCGAATTACTAATACAAAACTACCGCAAGCTTACATCATATGGCATACCGGCTACCATCTATTCCGCCTCCTGTGGCAAGAAAGAGCTGTCTAACATGATATACGCCACGTTAGGGTCTATCAAGAAGGTTGTTGGGCAGCTTAAGGAGATGGGAATCAGAAATGTATTGATAGATGAGGCTCATGCCGGATATAGTCCTGAGGACGGCAGTGAGTTCATGACATTCATGAATGAGCTGAAGCCGAGAAAGGTGATAGGGTTTACAGCCACGCCATGTAGACTTAAAAACGTGTCGATAGGACAGACATCATATTCCCAACTTAATTTCATCACTCGTATGAGACCGGTATATTTCAAGAACCCGATTCACGTGATACAGGTAGAGGAGATGATAAGGCAAGGATTTTGGACACCTCTTAAATATGAGACATGGGATTTCAATGGAGATGCCCTTAAACTCAATTCTAACGGCTCCGAATATACGGCTGAGTCAATTAGTGAGGCGGTGAGAAAAAATGGCTTAAACAACCTTATTTTACGTCGGTTGATGGTATTAAAAGACATCTGTAGATCTATACTGGTGTTTATGGATTCTGTTGAGAGCTGCAATACGGCCGCCGAATGGATGAACGCAAAGATATGCGCTGGCATGGCGGAGGTAGTTCACGGAGGCACGCCAAAAAAGCAGCGGGAGGCTATAGTCGAGAGATTCAAGTCAGGTGGGACGAGGGTAGTGTTCAACTATTCCGCCCTCGGTACGGGATTCGATCATCCGGGTCTGGATTGTGTAATAGTAGGAAGACCAACATTCTCATTCTCGTCGTTTTATCAGTGGCTTGGGAGAGCTGTCAGGATAAAGGACGGTAAGGATAGCGCATTGGTCGTTGATTGTTGTAACAACTCGTCAAGGTTCGGTGATATAAGGAAACTTAGTATAGAGAACTACAAGGGGTATGGATGGGGAATGTTTATCGGCGATAAGCTAATAACTAATATCCCGATGGGGGATAAGGTAACGAAAACAGATCTGGATATCAAAGCCGCCAAGAAAGATCGTAGGAGGGGGCTGGCGCAGGGCGTAACCGCCGCCCCTGTTCCCGGAAGGCCGGATCATCCCCTTGGATCTACGGTGATGACATTCGGCAAGTATTGTGGATGGATGTTGCATTCAATTCCGGTATCGTACTTCAAATTCATAAACGAGACATTTGACTGGAGTAATGGTCGAAACAAGGAGATAAAAGAGTACATAGATTTTTTAATTAAAAACAATAGATTATGAATATGAGCATAGATGAGATAAAAGATATTTGTGTCCAAATCGCTATAAATGGCGTACATATATCACAAAAAAATTAAATCAAATCATTGCATGATGATGGTATTAGCGTCAGCCCAAATAGATAATATCTTATCTAAGAAGGAAGATGGTGATCATGATAATGACGATGATAAAAATATTATCATGGGTCGTATCAGTGTGATAGAATATGAATTGAAACAAATAAAAAAATTATTATGATTGGGTGCATATATCATGAGGCTGATCTTGACGGAGTAATGTCAGCGGCTATAGTGAAAAAGTATTTCAAAGGGGACATTGATCTTCTTCCTTACAATTACGGCAAGGAAATACCTGACGTGAATAAATATGATAAGGTATTTGTAGTTGACGTGTCATTTGGCGATAGAACGAGATTCTTATTCGACGAATGGGAAGACAAGGGGATAGATGTCACATGGATAGACCACCATAAGACGGCGATAGAAGCTGTGAAGGACTATAATGTCAAAGGCAAAAGACGTATCGGAACGGCGGCTTGTGAGCTTACGTGGGAATATCTTTTCGATGATATCGAAACCCCTGACGTGGTAAAATTATTGAGCGCTTATGATGTATGGGATCATGATCGCTTCGAATGGAGTGACGTTCTTTCATTCCAATATGGGATGAGAGGGTATTGCGGGCTTGACGTTGACATGGTCAGGGAGGTGCTAAACAAGGCGAATGGCGAGTTTGTTTCTGATATGATAAGAAATGGCGAGGCCATAATAGAATATATCATCGAGAAAAACAGAGGAGAAATGAAGATGTTCTCATTCGAGGCAGATATATTTGGATACAAGGCGATATGTATGAATACTACGGAGTTTAACTCCACCACATTCGAGTCTATGTACGATCCTAGAAAACACGATTTGATGATGCCATTTTGCTGGAACGGCAGATTCTTCAGATGCTCGTTCTATACCACCAAGGAGGAGATGGATGTCTCGGCGCTGGCACGTAAAGCCTATCCAGGGGGAGGAGGTTATAAGGCGGTGGCAGGCTTCCAGCTTAGCGCAGAGGATATGATGGAGTTTTTGAAAACAAGGAAAATGTTATGATTGGATTAGGATCTACCTTTATAATAATGGCGTGTTCTATCTATTTGATAGTAGAAGGAAATGAAAAGAATGATTCGACTAAATTTTATGGAGGGCTAATAGCGACAATCCTATCTATCTTTTTGATGTGCTTAGTAATACAAAATATAGATACAAAAGATATGGGAAAGGTGTATAAATTCAAGAGACTTGACGAAATGAAGCTAGACGATTACGGCTTCGGTTTATTCGAGTACAATGGCGTTCTTTATTTCAAGGAGGCAGATGAAGGGAAATGCTTTGATGTAAGGAGCGGAAATGAGGTTATTATCGGGAAAGATAAGATTATAATGACTTTGGAGGATTAATATGAGGAAACTTGACAACACCAACAGGACAAGAAAGAGAAACATACGGCACTCGTGGGTAAAGGCGGGGCCGGGGATTCAACGCTGCGCTATTTGTTGGATTACGAAGCGAAGCGAGTGGATAGACGGAAAGACCACGAATTGTGTGTATCTATCATCTGGTGAGCTTTACTCTATGACAGGAGAAACACCAGAATGCAGGGATCTTAGTGAATTTTATTAATCTAAAAAGTATATAATTACCTAATAATAAAACAAAAAGGAGTTTGAAATGAAAGAGGAATTTAGCAAATACGACAAAGTCGTTTATGATGGTGAGGTATTTGAGGTGCTTGAGACCGCTGACAATACGGGAATGATGAAAATAGCTTCATTGATGGATACGGCATATGGGTTCCTTTGGGTTGATGAGGAGATGGTCGTGTCGTTAAACAGGGCTATCAAGTTAAGGCTTATCGATGATGAGACGGCGGATGAGGCGATGAATTTCGGGAAGACAAAAATAGGAGATGCGGTGATGGAAAGCGGGCCGCTCGTAGGGAAAGACGGTAGCGGGAAGGACGACCGGTCCGACGGTAAACTCCGGTGGGATCTCCTTCCTTTGGCTGAGATAGAGGACATCGTGAGGGTATATACGGAAGGCGCCAAGAAGTACGTTGAAAACTCATGGCAAGATATACCTGATGGATTCAATCGGTATTTAGGTGCGACCATGCGGCACTTAGTTGCTTATACGAAAGGGGAGAGATTTGATTCGGATACAGGATGTATGCATCTTGCGCAGGTGGTGTGGAACGCTATAGCAATGTTGTATTACGATAAACATAATAAAGGGCTAGTGGAATGGAAGAGTCAGGAGAAAGAGTAGTAGATGAGGGATTAAGAGCTATCGACAAAAGAACAGGTAAATACGTTAATGTAATCAAGCGCACTATTGATGATAGCCTATTCCCGATAGTTAAGTATCTCAGTTACAGTTATAATGAATTAAATTATGATTGTGTAAAGAATCTGAATTTTGATGTAGACGTAAATCGGGAGCAGCGTAGATATCAAATCGTAAAGGATTTATTATCTAACGATTTCGATGGAAGGAGGATGAATATAAATGAGGTAGATAACGCTATATTTACAGCGGATTTAATTATTAACAGACTAAAAACTATTTAAAAATGGTAAGAATCGATTTTTTCACGAAGAAAGACGCTGAGTACAGCGACTACATGCGGTATATTATCGCCAACACATTACAGGAGTATGAGGGTGAGGTCACGTTAAACCAGATCCCGGAGAACAAAGCCACGGAGGAGGAAATATCCAAGTACGGTATAGAGGTATATCCTACTATCATCGTCAGCGGTGATAACATGGATGGCTTTAATAAACTTGAGGGGATGGCCAGAAAAGCTGATCTTATTAACGTCATGTCGTTATACGACAAGAAATAGGCTTATGACGATAAGGGATAAATATTTTGGTTGGAAAGATATATTCTTTGACAGGTTCGTGCATTGTTGTAATGAAAAAAGTGATCAACCACAAGGAAGTAATATACCTCTAGCCAAAATAAACTTCGATAACAAGACAGGATATGTGGAGGACGGGACTATTAATATAGCCGAGCTTCTTCAATATCTTTGGATAAATAATAAGGTCTATGGGTGTGAATATACACCCATAGATATATCCTCTGTCTTGCAAACATTGATTAGATTGACCGAGAACGCTAAGTTCATATTTGACGACCAACCCGGCATACATGATATGATCCCATATAGAGGTTTTTTTCTTAGAGATGATTTTTTACCCGGGAAAGATTATTCACTTGATTTGGATAAAATAGTGAGCGGGATGGGAGGATGGTATGGGGAGGATGAGGATCCATGTTACTCGATGTTCGTCAGTCAAGATCAGATATGGAACTTGAACCCGATATTGAAGGTATTAGCTGATGAGGGATCTATTCTAGCCAAGGAACTTGGGTATGATATGAACTCATATGTCAGCGATAATGGATACACGATATACAACCCCTACCTCTCGTGGATTAATCATTACTATCATTATTGCCCGACATTTAATGAGGATAAGCTGAAACCTTGGGATAGGGTGGAAGACAGACAGAATAAATTCAAGATGACGGATAAGGTTAAGAGAGGCGCCAATAATTGGTATTATTCAGGCGGGACTATATCTTGTGTGGATAATTTCTTGGGGAAAGAATACAGGAAAAATCTCCGAACCTTCATATATCGTGGAATAGTATTCTTTTTAGATCGGATATGGCATACACCATTGTTTGAGAAGATGGGCGTGAAAATGAAATACAACGCTTATTATTGTTATGCCGCTACTTCCGGGATATGGTATGATAAGGGATTCAAGGAAAGACTAGCCAAGAGGTTTAACAAGTCGCTGGGCGGCGACGGGGAGCCGTTCGGGGCTAACCTAGCCTGCATGGTATGTGACCGTAAGGATATCGATTGGGAGGCGCTTCGTCTTTGGCTTGACAAATACGATGATCCTACTGATAAGGGCATGGTGAATAGCCCTATTCAATTTATGTATTTATATTTATATTACACTTTTAACAAATAATTTGAAATGAAAAAGATAAATAACTGGGTTATAAGAACATTTGGGTTGAGAGGCTCATGGAGCTGGGCTAAGAAACAGATGTTAAATGGAGCGATCATTAAACGTAAGGCTACTACAGGGACATACAAAATAGCTATTGATGATGACAAGAATAGGTTACTTGTAGCCACATGGGATCATCTAGATCAAAGTCCTGTATGGGAAAGGTGTCCGCATAGTTTATTAGATGAAGATGCGGTTGATTATTTTGTCACAGCTCATAAGGAATTATCATATGGAGGCATAAAGATCAGGATGAAAGATGAATTTAATTGTAACGATAAAATATCGAAAGTATGAAAAAGATTACCGATAAAGACGTAGAGGCTCTTAAAGCCGGGAAGAAGGTGACAAAAGGTTTTATCCATATACAATTGAATGATAAGGGGAGATTAAACTTGTGAGTTAATATCAATATAACTGACAAGTATAGAAGTTTTAAGATAGAAGCTAACAAATTGTTTGATCATGAGATTTTTACCGATAAATATGATAAGTTGAAAGTTATAAATATAGAACAATAAGGTAGAAAAAATGGATAAAATTATATTGGATGCTTGTTGTGGTTCCCGGATGTTCTGGTTTGACAAAAAGAATCCTTTGACATTGTTTGTTGATATCCGGGACGAGGAACACGTTCTTTGTGATGGTCGAGATTTAAAAGTCCATCCTGATCTTATCGCTGATTTCACCAATTTGCCTTTTCCTGATAAAAGTTTCAAGCTTGTCGTATTTGATCCACCTCATCTGCTTAAGGCAGGTGATAATAGTTGGCTTGCCAAGAAATACGGCAAATTGCCGGAGGATTGGCCAAGGTTGATGAATCAGGGTTTCAATGAGTGTTTCCGGGTGCTCGATGATTATGGTGTTCTTATCTTTAAATGGAATGAGGATCAAATAACCGTCAAAGAGGTTTTGAGAGCTATTGATCAATCACCTTTATTTGGACATACAACAGGCAGGAGTGGTAAAACCATGTGGATGTGTTTCATGAAATTACCTAACATTATAATATGATTTAAAAAGATTATGACAAAGAAACAGTTAAAGATCCCGTTTAAGGACGGGAGACCATGTAAATGGGTTAAGGATGTTCATGATGAGGAACGCGATAATTATGAGTTTGATGAATGCCTTGAAATACACGGATTCGTTCGTGGATGCTCTTCGGCTGTAATAATATTAAGACCAGCAAATGATCATGGGGAGGATTTTAATTATACCAAAAGTATCTATTACCAAGTATTCTTGACAGACAGTGAGGAAGTAATACGGAATATGATGCATGGAATCATATATGGTAAATGGACTTTTGTTAAGAGGGGAGAAAATTTTGGCATTAAATCGGTTAAGGTCTTACCTAAGATACATAAACTTACTCTTGATATGATCGCAAAGGATATTTTTAGGCCTGAAAAATTATAGCGATATGATTATAAGCAAGAAATGGTCGATGCCGAACAGCGAGACATTCAGCATAAAACCGATAAGAGAACTTATAGATAGATATAAAAAAGACGGGATGGTTATAGTGGATCCATTCGCCAGAAACAGCGATATAGGGACGATAACCAACGATCTTGATCCTGATACTAGGGCTATGTATCATAAGGACGCCACGGACTTCTTGTGTCATCTTGATGATAATATAGCTGATATGGTACTATATGATCCACCATATTCCACTAGACAGGTATCCGAGTCATATAAAAAGCTTGGAGAATCTGTTAATATGCAAACAACACAATCTAGTTATTGGGCTAGACAGAAGAAGGAGATAGCTAGGATCACCAAGAAAGGAGGGGTGGTCATTACATGCGCGTGGAACTCCGGCGGTATAGGGGCAGGGCTTGGGTTCGAGCAGCAGGAGATTCTTCTCGTGGCCCATGGGGGATGGCATAATGATACGATCGTTACGGTAGAAAGGAAGATGATGGATGGTATGCATGATAGTATCCCGATATTGATGGGAATAAAGAAACTGGATGATATGTCACCGAAAAAGCAAAAATCATGAAGGAACGGATTTTTACCACAAAAGAACAGGGGAGGGTGCTGGTCGAGGCCGGCCTTCCTATCTCCACCGCCATCGGTTTCAGAGACAAGTATCTGGATCAATTACATTCTATGGAGGATGACGCTGGTCGTGTAGGACTGATTGAGGCTGTTACCACTGATGTATTCAATCCTGTTTGGGATGTAGGGACGTTACTGAATTTACTCCCATATGAGATAGAGGGTTCTACATTCGAATGTTATAAGCTAGAACATGCATGGTCTGTAGCGTATAGAGATATAGACGAGATCCCTATATATTGGAGTAGCGAGAGACTTCTTATAGATACATTATTTTCACTGATGACAACATTATTAAAAAATGGATTATATGAGTATGATTAAATTATGGAGTGCGATGTTGAATATAAGACATCTCTCCCAGATGAGTACGAATACGTATATCCGTAAGAACTAGAAGGGATATATTTATATTTAAGCATGATTAATATTATTTTAATATTATTCATGCTTTTGTTTTTGTTTAAGTCGTACTTTTGTATCAACATTAAAAACCAGATTGTTATGAACAAATTGATCTTGAACGATATCCAAGACCTGTGGAGGTGGAGGGAGAAGATAAACATTGATGACTTCAAAGAGGATCCTATGGCTGAGGATATGCCACTCTATTTCCCATGCGCTGTTATTTGGCATGTTGATTATGGGGAGCATGACGCTGATAATTATGTATGTTATGGATTTGTTTATGTAGCAGAAATATTAGGGATATAAATATTAAAAAACAAAATAAATAGACATGAGTAAATTACTATTTTTCGATTTAGAGACAACCGGGGTTAAGTTCTGGAGAAACGGGATACACCAAATAGGAGGGATCGTGGATATCGACGGGCAGGAGGCCGAGAGGTTCGACATCCGCCTAGCCCCGAACCCTGCCGCCACGATAAAGCAGGAGGCGCTGGACGTGGCCGGCGTTACCTTGGAGCAAGTGCAGTCGTATCAGCCCATGGAAGAAGGGTACAGACAGTTAGTTGGTATATTATCCAAGTACGTGAATAAGTTCGACAAGAGGGATAAAATGTATTTGGTGGGATATAACAACGCCGGGTTCGATAACCAGTTCCTACGGGCTTTATTCCAGCAATGTGGGGATAAGCATTTCGGATCATGGTTCTATCCTAACTGTATGGATGTATATGTTATGGTGACACCATTCCTGATGGGTGTAAGAAACGATATGGAGAACTTTAAGTTGATGACCGTGGCTAAGACCATGGGTATTGAGATTGATGAGAATAAACTCCATGACGCTACTTATGATATTGAGCTGACTAGGGATATATTTTATAAGATAATCAACAAAATGGATGTTAAGTTATGAGGGGAATTTTAGAGGCTATGCATGATTACCCGGATGAGGCGCTTGGGTTGTGTTTCTTTCTGATAGTGATTGTCTGGTTATTGTCAGGTGTATTTGAGAAAAAAGATGAATGATAATAAGCTTAAGAATCCGACTTGCGCCACTTGTATACATCTACATGATCAGGAGTGGGCGAAAAGATACGGGAAAGTATGTTGCTCTATTTGGCAAGTGTGTGACCATTATGTAAATCCTAACAGTAAATATAACAGGAAGCAAAAAACTTATGTTAGACGACCAAGCAACAAAGCTTGTCCTAATTATGAGTATGGTGATGATAATTTTGAAAACAGAAAAAGATGCTTAAAGAAAAAGAATACCCGATAAACAGCTATGGCCCAGTACGCACCAACAAAGACCGGACGTGCGTCTGCTGTGGCGATACGGTTCCCGCTGGTAGCAGCAGGATGATGCCGAGGAACGCCAAGTCCAGTTATTGTCTATGCATATCTTGCTTCAAAAAATGGAAATCCGTTGGCGGAGATCTTAAACTGATGGACAATCTCAGCAATGTGAAGAAAGAGCATATCATATATATGTCTAAGATCATGAAAGGTAATTGTGACATTGTTAAAGGTCATAAGCTTTATATAGCCCTAAAGAAGGCGATAAACGAGAAGAAGGTAGCCGTTATCAGATTCGATACCGACCAACCGATATGTATATCGACAAGAATCATGAATCCTTCATTCGGGGTGATCATGGACGAGTACGGTAAGGACATATTCCAAGGTAATCTCAAACTGGTAGATGTCCCAAAAGGAGTTAAAGACTTGATAGTTAACTATATAGAAAGATATAATTATCATAAACAACAATGAGGATAGTAAAACGAATGAATCTGAGTATTCTAAAAGAAGAAAGAATAAACTTGAAATCTTAAGTAAAGATCTGGAGAATGAGATTGGTATATAAGTTCAACATAGGACAAAATGAAGAGATATCAAAGTTGTGCAAAATTAGCAACAACTTATACAATCAAGCTTTATATATCTTCAGGGGAATGCTTTCAAAGGAAGGCAAATGGCTGTCCTATTTTGAACTTGATTCCATTATGAAGAACACTAAGAACTTGGATGGTGATATTAATTATAAATTATTGAAAGCACAATGCAGTCAACAAATTCTTCGGGTTCTTGACAAAAACATCAAAGGATATTACAAATCAGTGCAAGATTACAAGAAGCATCCTAATAAATACAAAGGAAAACCATGTCTTCCATGCTACAGGAAAAGAGGTTCGGAATTTTATTTATGTTACACGAATCAAAGTTGCAAGATTAAATATGGAAAGATTGTCTTATCAAAAAGTCTTTCGATAGGTATACCTCAATATGAAAAGTACTCGGATTTGATAAAAGACTTTAATCAAGTCAGAATAAAGCCCTTGAATAAAGGATATAAGGTCGAGATAATTCATGAAGTCAAAGATACGGAAACGAGCAAGGAAAGGATGGATAAAGTCTCTTCAATTGATCTAGGCATCGATAATCTCGTAACATTAGTCAGCGAGGATTTTACCTATCTTTTCAGCGGAAAATTTATCAAATCATACAATAAGCTATTTAATAAGACATTAGCTAAATTAAATAGTATCAAAGATTTACAAAAGATAAAAGGAACAACTAAACGTATAAAGAAATTGTATTATGATAGAGAACAGTACATAGAAGATGTATTTCACAAAATAAGCAGAAAGATAATCAATTTGCTTACAAATTCCGGGATAACAAAATTAATTGTAGGCTATAATAAGAGATGGAAACAAGGAGTAAACATGGGGAAAAGAAACAATCAGAAGTTTACTCAAATTCCTTTTGCGAGATTAATCAGTTATTTGGAATACAAATGTGAATTAGCTGGAATAAAAATGGTTATTCATGAAGAATCCTATACATCCAAATGTGATTCGTTAGCTTTTGAAACGATAGGAAAGCATGATAACTATTTAGGAAATAGAAAGAAACGAGGATTGTTTCAATCCTCTACAGGGAAACTCATTAATGCTGATGCGAACGGCGCATTAAACATTATAAGAAAAGTAGTCGGTGATTCCTGCGGATCTGTCCAAAGGATAATCGATAGAGGGTTATTGTTTAACCCAGTAAGAATTAAGAATGTGTTTTAGCGAATAAAGCACATTCATAAACTTATAAAGAAATATAATAGATTTTATTAAATTTAATATTTTCAAAACATCCTAAATTATGAACTTCAAGACATTTATATACATGATCCTTACATTCAGGAGAGTAGATCCTATACCTAAGAACATAGGTCTTATGTTGAGTATAACATCATGGATATCTATAGTATGGATAATATCCAACTTTGCTATATTGATAATGAGATTAATAAAATAGACAAGATGAAACAAGGAGACGTGATATACAAGAATGGCATGGAGCTGCTTGTAGTATTAAGTTACGACCATAATGAGCCATGTAAGGGTTGCTTCTTCTACGAGGATAAGGCGTGCGGATCAGAAAGACTGATAAAATGCTGGGATTGTAAAAAGGAATATATATTCACGGCTATACGTAAATATAATACGACTGAACTGTGCGGAATAGTAAAAAGATATGAGGAGACGTATAAGATAATACTTAAAACAATCAAGAAGATTGAGAAAGAATGTCAAAAATATGTTATCTGGGATACTGTGCATGTGATGTTGAAAGATGATGGAGAGCTTATTATAAAAGCCTTATCCAAGGATAAGTCCGTGCCTTTAAATGATTTCATTATATATGTCAACAATAATGGGAGTATAGATGAAGAGGACTATGATCTATTATTAACTAAATAATTGATAGTACAAATGGACAAATCAAACAAAATAGAGAATCTAGCAAACAAGTATGTTGAAAGGCATATAAGAGATAGACATCTAAGCGATGATACGATAAAAGAAATAAAAATAGCTTATATTATGATTATAAAAGATTTTATAGCTATTGTCGATAAATCTACATCAATGAATGAAAATGATGTGATACATGTAATTAACAGAATATCATCAATATTATATGAACCTATAGGCATCTCTAATACCGATAAAAAAATATTGGAGATAGGGATAGCGCTAGGCCTAAAGGGCGCCATATCATGTATATTTGGTTCATTATTAAAAGATGACTGCAATATAAAAGATGAGATAATTGATATATCTAAACATATAAAAGAAAAATTAATATCAAATAAGATGGAATGAATCACGCTAGTCTTTTCTCAGGTATAGGAGGCTTTGATTTAGCCGCTAGAGAGGTAGGATGGAACAATGTCTTTCAATGCGAGATAGATCCATTCTGTCAAAGTGTATTAAAATATTATTTTCCAAAAACAGTATTATATGAAGATATTAAAAGAACTGATTTCACTTCATGGAAAGGGAAAATCGACGTGCTCACCGGAGGTTTCCCTTGTCAACCATTTAGCGTCGCTGGACAACGAAAGGGAGCGGATGATAACCGTTATCTCTGGCCGGAAATGCTTAGAGTCATACGAGAGACAAGACCGCTCTGGGTTATTGGCGAGAATGTTGCTGGAATCACCAATATGGTTCAACCCGGTAGTGAAACTGACGTGGAAACGAAAAGTGATCAAGATGAAGAAAATTACAAGGAAACGATACTTGAGCAAGAATATATCATCAACACCATCTGCGACGATATTGAGCGTGAGGGATATTCCGTCCAACCGATCATTATTCCAGCTTGCGGTGTCGGAGCGCCACACAAACGTTATAGGGTATGGTTCATTGCTTCCGACTGTTCAGACGCAAGGGTTGAAGGTTTGCGACAAGGACGGGAAGACAAGATTCATGGATTTGAGTTCACTTCCCAAACAAGGGATAAAATACGGAGACTTATTACCGACACCAGTGGCCTCAGATCACACAGGTTCTTGTACGATAAGGAAGATGACAAAAAGCAACGGAGCACCGAGAACAGACTCTTTAAGAAATATGCCTGCCGTGATTGGGATGGACGGGGATCGACTCAATGGAAGAGTTTTCCAACTCAGTCCCCTATTTGTAGAGGAAATGATGGGCTACCCTTTAATGTGGACAACCTTACCATTCCTTACGGGAAATGGAGAAAAGAATCAATAAAGGCTTATGGTAATGCCATAGTGCCGTTGATAGCGGTGAAAATATTCGAGATGATAAATAAAATAGAAGGATATGAACAACAAACAACTTTATAAAATAACATTGACAAGGGAACAACTGATGCTGATATCCCGGTGCGTGGAGGACATAAGCAGATACGCAGCCGGAGACATGGATCTTCAGCATACCACGGAAACTTTGATAAATGATATGGATAGAACGGAAACGCTGGGAATAAGAAGCTTTATAGTCAATAACTCACGAGCGATAAGAAGAAGGTTGTTCCCAGATCTTGAGGATTTTGAGCATATAGGGTATGATGGAGGCAGTAAGGATAAGATAAATAGGAAGAGACTTATCGGCAACACCTACCAAATATATAGGTCGATATTACATCAGTTGGCCATTGACGAGAGCTGGAATAATGTGTATAGTGATATCACGTTGCCTTCAGGTGATATGGGAACGATCAAGGTAGAGAAGGTTGACGATGATAAGAATAACGACATTTAACGATACTAAAATATGAGCTTATTTGTATGCGCTAAATGCGGTTGCGTTGATAATACCGCCACGTCTAGTTACTGGATGTTGACAAACGAGTATATGGTGGACAAATTCGAGTATGCCAAGGAACTACAGCCGTACAAGGGCATGGGGCTGTGCAGCGAATGCGGGAGGCTGGCTACCAGCCCTGACGGCCGTGATGTCGTGGTGCCCGGTAAATGGCACGGGAAGTTTCCGAAGAAGAAAGCTACCGAAGAGCAGTTAAAGAAAGTAGGATATAAAAATCTGATAAAATGAATAAGATAAGAAGAGGAGAAGTTAAAATATATAAAGGGGTAAAATACATAGCTATCCCTGAGGTACAAGAAGAGAGTTGTGAGGGATGTTGTTTTTACGACGAAGGAATTTGTTCAATAGAGCATAATAATGATCCTAATTGCCTTCATAGCGGCATGATCTGGGCAAAAGAAGAAAATGGTATGAGCGATATCAAAGAAAAGGCTATTAAATTGGCTATAGAGGCCATGAAACCTATCCCGGTATATTCATCGCCATGTTATAGTATAAACGACAATAGATCACCTGAGGAAAAGCATGAGGAAGACATGAGGTTTTGCAAGGAGTTTAACGACCTTAAATGCGAAATGCTTATTGACATGGCCAAGAAAATAGAGGAGTATTTATTATAAGGATACTATATTGATGATCGGGGACGCTTCCGGGAAAGAAGGACAGCTCTCCGACTCCGATAAGAAGACGGCGGAGAACTTCGGGTGTGAGTATATGGATGTGGATGATTTTGTGGATAAGTATAAGGGCTGATAACAGTAGAAGGATAGGATGATAATCGCCTATCCTTCTCTTGCTTTAATCAAATATCTTGCCACCGAAAGAGATAAAAGACTCTCTTGATTTAGGTATATTCCTGATATTATATAACGTTTTCTCAAATCCCTTTCTGGTCATATAAACCGTATTCCTGATCCCGGTATCCGTATTGTATCTGTAATGTGCGTAACCCTTCTTCATAACATTCTCTGTTAATATCCATTCTCTTTTATTCTTGTAAAAGAAACCTTGCTCTTGTAAAAACTCTCTTAACGATCTTTCCGCTATATCACATCCATGAGACTCAAGTTCTCTCCTAACATCACGAATCAACATATCATCACCTTTGTCATTGGCCATAATAGCTGTTTCAGCAAATCCTACTTTAGGAGCTTGTTCTTTGATAATATTGTCAGATATTCTCTTAGCCTCCTCTACCGCTTTCTTGGCTTCAGCTAACGCCTGCTTTTCTTTCTCGGATGCCAACAACGCCTCTAATGCCTCTATGTAATTATGCGGAAGATTCTTTTTTATGGATGCCTCCATTTCGTTAAAAGCATTCATGTACTCCAATTTAAATTTTATAGCTTTGCTACCAGTAAACCCCATAACAAGTATAGTAAATCCATCCCTATTCATTACATATCTTTTGGATTTTCTAAATCCACCATTAGGTTGAGGTATGTCATCATAGCATAAACAAAACATTTTATGTAAATCCATTTTTGGATTACATTCAGTATCAATAACATAACTCTTTTCTAACAAATCATCTATAGATCTTATAACTTTGCTATGATCCTTCTCAAATTTAGCAGCTACTCTCAAGCTGTCTGTCAAAACATCATTAGATTCATTAATAAAAACAAGATTATCCATAATATAAAAAAATAGGCTCAAAAGGAAATGCCGGATCTCACCTCGACAAATCCTAATGAGCCAAAAATATCTTACACATTGAATGACCTTGAAGTGAGATCCCGTCATCCATTGTTTCATGATGCGAATATAACCATAATATTTATGCTACAAACCTAAATAACAATAATTTATATTTATTTGGTATAATTTAATTTTGGCTATTTGAAGAATCCTAATAAATGCTTACATTTGTATTCATAAAATAATTACCTATTCCCATCCGTCCGGGATGGATAGATGGGAATCCAAAAATGGCCAATCTGATTGTTTTAAACAATTGATCGGCCATTTTTTCTTGTCATACTATATCGGCTATCTTCCCCTATCAAAGTACCAATTAGCGTCCTCCCCGGACTCATCCTTATCCCTACCTCCTAAGAAGAATCCCATCGTCATGCCGTTTGTCATCAACCAGTAGTCGGATGTCTGCTTAATATCCCTAGCCGTCTTGATATTATACCATTGCTTACCAAACGAGAACTTCATGAGCTGCCTCCATAGCTTGCTCTCGCCCTTATACACGCCGGTCTGGACGGTAGCGAACGGATCCCAGTTTCGAGGATCGGTGAGGTCGCCTAACTTCCGGGCGGTGACCAACGGATCCTGTAGCATGTCTATGGCGTTAAGCTCCATGAACGGGGATGTCTGGGAGGCGATCTCATTGATCGTCCTGAACCCGATGTAGGTAATGAACTGCCCGAACCAGCTATCCTCATTATCCTCCCTATATCCCATCAAAGCCCGTCCTATGGCCATCGTCGTAGCGAATACCGCCATGTTGATAATCGATCTCTTGATATTGATCTGCTCGTAGGGGGTAAGCTTATCATACTCTTCCTTAAGCACGTCATATGCCTCTCCCATCCTGCCCTCGGACATCGATCCATAGACATTACCGGCCAGTCTCCATAACGTTCTCATATATCCTTCCTCAAACTGGTTGGTTTGGAAATTGAAACCGGCTTTCTTATACGCCCGCTGTACGGCCAATATAAACCATCCACGGTGAGGCAGCACCATATTAAGGATAGCGTTCCGGCTAGCCCCCACCCGGTTCTGCTCGTTCAAGGCGCCGTCACAGATCTGCACCATACTCCTTACCCTACTGGACAAGGTGGGTATATATCGGTCTATAATATCCTTGTTAGCCTCGTTCTTAGCCACGATCTTTCCGTCCTTGACATCTACCATGTTCCACATAGAATAATCCCTTAAACGCTCCCAATCGCGTTTAGCCTCGTTAGCGGACATATTTCTGTCTTTCATCATCATCTCCTTGAAATTGGAGTATGACCAGAACTGACCCTCGTATAGGCGGGTATCATCCATGACCGAGATAATGACCTGCGGATCCAACGGGGAGTTAAGAACCTCCATCATCTTAAACGGCAGGTCCCGGAATAAGGTTCTCCAGATCTTGTTGTACGCCGCCGATCGTACACGGTTGCGGACATTAAACACACCTAGGGCCTCTCCAACGACATATAGCTTGTTGGTACGGTTTATGTCCCCGATCTCAGACACGTACGTACTTAACTGTTTCTGGGCTTCCCCATAGGCGTATTTCATGGAGTCCTTGCTTATATACTGCCCCACCATACCCTCCAAAAGGAAGTTGGCCTGCCCGGTAAGGGCGCCGGTAGCCGCAACGAACGGGGAGAAGCCTAAGTTGGATTTGGATACGAATTTGGTAAACATAAGAGCCAGCTTATTAAGATCGACCTTATAATTACCTATATTCCATTCTGCCCGCTTATTATTTATCCTAACATCATAGATACTGGCGTTAACCCAGTCCTGAAACATTCTATAGGCGTGAGTGGCCTCTGGGTTCTTACCGCCGTCGTATTGCGTCTCCAGCATCATGTTCCTGTATCCCATGACATCATCCAAGGCCGCCCTCTTATACTTGTAAGAGGTCGCTTGTAAGGATAACATGGAATAGGAGTAGGCGAAGTCATGGGACACGTCATCGGCGTTCTCCAATTTATTAAGATAGTATTTGGGGATCATACGATATTTGTTATCGTTCTCATCAATCCCTCCTAGGTCTTGCCCCTGACCATGTATAGGGTCATCCACCCTCTCGCCAACGATATCACGTACGGCGTTGCCGATGGCCGCCTTCGGGTCAACCCCGGCCTGCACCATCCTCTCCACGCCGCCCTTGGATATTTGTGGTATCTGGTAGATGTTCCTGAACCGCTCGTCATAATCCTCCATAGCCTTACGGCTTATGTTAAGCAGCTCCTTCCTCATCTCCCACTTATCCTTATTGATCGTAGCTTCCTCCCCTTCGTTGGTAATACCGTATTTCTTGAAAAAAGCCTCGTTCTTGTACTTATCGAACCTAGGCGTATGATACCCATAACCCAGATCGGGATTATAATTAGGATTACGGAAAGAACTCTCGGCATCGGTCTCTTCTAGCCACTGGTTATTGATCGATAAGTCAATCATATTAATATCAAACCCGAAACGGGATACACTTTCTTCCTTTGATATACCATTTTCCATGGCATCAAAGAACTCGGATACCTTATACGTACCGTTATTTATCTTCCTGACGAAGCCAGAATACCCCTTGGGAGAGTATTTTCTCATATAAGGATATAGCCGAGTTCTGGCGTACTCGATAAGTATACTATTAGCCTTACCCATAGCTATATCATTAGCCAGCTTATTGTTGAAGTCAGGACCGTACTTCTTTCTAAAGAACGCCACCTCCATGGTTGTCCATGACGGGTTCTTCCGGGATAGCTTGGAGGCCATCCGCTCCACTTGGCTGCGGGAGCGGGCGGACATATGCTCCTTGGCGAATTTAATTTCATCCATGCCATTGTCGTACGCCATGGCGTCCCTTAGAGCGTTACGGTAGGAATCCGTGACTCCACTCTCCACCGTATCAGGCATATCCATCTCAATATCCTCAGCGGAAGCGGCGGCGTTAATAACACTCTTGGCCTCGGCCAGACGGTCGTATAGCTCGTTTATCTTCCTTAATGACGATGACCCACGAAGACGATCGAAATCATACTCGCCATATCTGGTACTGTCCCGGTACTGAATAAGCAAAGGTCTTAACTGATCGTTGATCTCATTTATTGTTGCCATCGCCTCCTCTACCTTCTCTATCCTTGATGATGATACAGATTGCTCCATGATCTTATCAACCAGATTCTCGTAATAATCACCCTCCTCGGATCCCCACATATCCTTAGAGAAACCAAGATGACCGCCAGCCAGCAGGAACTCGAACGCCGCCTTACCGCCCTCTGACCGCTCTATCCCGCGAAGTATCTCCTTGAATTCCGCGGAAGCCTTACGACCCTCGTTGGTATTCCCGAACTCCTCGGCCCATGCCTCGTCCCATACCTTTATCTCCTCGGACATCATCAGAGCCTCTGATCCCTCTTCCTTTGGTGTCCCATCGGAATACCACTCGCTCTTAGCTATAGCCCTGTCACGTAAAATATCCAGATAAGATCTCCAAGCTATAGGATCGGATTGAAACGCCTTCCAATCGACCTTCCCGTTCCTCACGAACTTATCCATAGCCACATACCTGCTCCTGCGGATACGGGACATGAAATCGGATGTAGCTTGTGATACCCTGCGACCCAGCCTTTCCTCTACCTTCTTGTTCACATTCTCGATCTTATCGTAATAAGCCTGCACCATAGGTTTCTCACGATTCTCATCCAACCACCTATTTATCGCATCGAGATATCGTTGCTGATCCTCGAATGTCATGGCCGAGATATCAAAATTCTGGATACTTGGCTTGAATATATGATTGACCTCCCTTGTAATAGGTTTATCACCATCATATCCTATGATATCATCACGAGTCTTGACCTTAAGCCCCTTATCAGATAAAAGCATGTCGACAAGTTGCTTCTCGGTCTTACCCGTAACCTTTTTAAGGTCATATATATCAATAATAGCTTTCGCCTGCTCTGTCCGATACAGTAAATCGTATTTGGCGAAATCACGGGACGAATCAAGGTAATCAGAGTTCTTACCGTTTATCTTCTGTATAAGATCCTCATTGTCCTTTATCCCCCATCCACGCTCTTTCATCATCTTCGTCATCTTATTGATATTAGCCACGCCCTCAACATGAGCGTCGTTATAAGCCTTGGCAAGACGTTGCCCTAACATGCCTAAGATAGCGTTCCCGCTATGTTCTAACGTCCCGAAAAACCGGGACATGACATTGATATCCTTATGGATGTTATTTATCAACTTCTTTATCCCATTCCAATATCTTTCCGGGATATTAAACATCCGGAGCTGTCCATCCAGCCAATCCTCGTTACGATCGCTACGAAGGGCGTTTATATCAGACATAGATGTCTCAGCCATCCGCAATATATCATCCATATCCTCTACCATACCAACCTTGTTGTTGCCATAATAATCCGACGCCTGATTATTGACGAATCCACGAAGATTCCTAATTAACGGTACTATCTCCCCATATACGTTATCGATAACCTGTATCGTCTCATAATCCAATCCCTTGTCGCTTTTACGCAAGCTACTGGCAACCGTAACCAAATACTCTACCTCGGCCTTGGCTGTAGCTATAACGCTCTTGGTGGATAACAGGTTGTTGTTTTTATTAAGCTCGCCCCCGACTTGTCTTACCTTCTCGCCTATATCACGTAGAAGGGAGATACTCTCACCGATCCTCTGGCTTTGGCTTGATCTCATCCTCTGCAATCTGGTGTATAGCCTTTCCAATGACCTACCGTTCTTGATCAGCTTATTAGCCACGTCAACGTCCGATAACGAGTACATGAGATGATCGCTATCCTTTAGCAGAAGCACGTCAAATGCGCTTGGATCATCAGCTAACGCCGACTCCTTTATCCTATCAAGAACCTTATTCAAGTCTGATCTTTGGGTAGAGAAGAAATTCCGTATAGCCCGGATTATCCTGCCAAACAAGGAGAGCTGGGCGTCCTCGGACGAGGTCAGATCCTCTACCGCCTGTTCCATGCCCGGCACGAACCGCTGGGCCAACGTCTTACCTAGGATCTCCCGCTTCACCATCCGATCCAGCTCCTCTCCTTGGTATTCCCTCCCATACACCTCATAGTAACGACCAGCGAACTGATTCCATAACGACGTGCCGACAACAGAATCCAGAACCTCGTCAATCTCCTGTTGGTTACGGTAAGTATCGATCAAGAAATGAGCTACCTCCTCATTAAGATCCTCTACCGTGGCTCCCTCAGCCAAGGCGATAACCCCATTAGCCATGTCAGATAAGGCCCTAGCCGAAGGATCCACGCCATTACGCATCTTATACTTATCCATATACTCAGACATACCCATCACACGGATACCTAACGTGGATAAGATGTTGGTGATATCAGTCCTGTTCTGAAGATCCTCCGCCTTCTCATTCTCGATAACCCCACGGACATTGCTTCCGTACAAAGCGTTATCCTCCATCATCAACGACAAGGCCAGCTCCATGAACCCATCATACTTGTTATTAAGCTCCTCAAACTTGCCTTGCCTTAACATACCCTTGATCTCCGATCTGCTTACCGTAACCTTCTCCCCGGACGTAGTGATAAGATCAAGATCATTACTTACCTCCGTATCAAAACCTATAGAACCCAATGCGTTCATTTCGGAGGACTGACTTCCAAATCTATTTTTAAGGCTAGAGAAGGCATCCATAGCGTTATAGATCTTAAGACCATCAGAATTGCCGGCTCCAGTAAGATAATATCTATCCCCTAGCCTTATACGTTCCCCACTCAACATACCTTTCTTGATAAGGTAATTAACAAACCCTCCACGGGTGCTTATATTAGAGTCTGAGCTAATACCAAGGATCGGGATGAATGACTCGCTGTTATTAAGGGTTATTGAGGAAGAGCCAAAGGAGATGTCAGTCGTGCCAGACGGGATGTCGCTCTCCTCGACACTGCCGGCCAAGAACCCGGCCTCGACCCGCCCACCGGACGATCCTTTTATGGCGTTGGCGTAAGAGTCGTATATCTTGCCGTCATCCGATTTAAAGAACAGGCGAGGCTCACCGGAATCATATACCAATCTTGAAGATGGAGGAGTATAATTCTCAATATCATTTAACGGCAAGACATTGCCAGAAAATATGATCTCCCCGTCTATACTTCCGCCTTTCACCCTAATATTAGGTCGTTGCCCGGTAAAAGCGCTTTCCACGGCCTTCCATAACATACGAGCTGTCTCCTTAATGTCTATATTCTCCCTGATAGCCCTTATATCATCCCATGACGCCTCTTTCAGTATCGTATCGCCAATATTATCCTCATTTATGGAATCCAGATCCACCTCCTGTACCGTAGATGTATCTACCACAGCCATATCATTGACATCACCTACCTCTCCGGAGGTAAGATAAGCCACGACATTGTCGCTATTTCCAAGGCTTCTGGCCAACGCTGGTACATCCATATCGCTTATGGCGGGCAGGACCTTGGCTGACATAAGCTGCCCCCACTCGCTGGCGCTAAGTCTGGCGCTTATGGATCTGGCCGCCTCCTTATTCCTTGGCACGGATCTCGTCCAGTCCCCGAACTTAGACCTGAACTTATCGTTATAAATAGTCATATAAGCTTCAGCGGCCTTATTAAGGTCACTTACGGCGGCTATGCCCGCTATCTTATCGAACAAGGTAGATACCTCGCCGGAAGGAGTCAAGACACGGGTTATCTTACCTTCCTTATTTCTTTTAATTACGCAACTCGACACGTTATTAAAATTATTAATTTTATTAATTATCTTAAATATCTATATCACAAAATATTTATCCTAATTGGGTTAAACGCCAACCCACTATCGATTATCCTACTTACGTAGGAATCACCGAATACTTTTCTCCCTATTCCTATAGCCCCATTGATATCGGCGTTTATAAGCTTGCCAATAGAACTCTGGAATAATCCCCTGCGTTTTCTTTTTCCTAGATAAGCATCTTGCTTCTTTAGAGGCTCGAAAGCCATATGGTCTATCTTAGATGTATAGGACTCCTCGTGGGTAATAAGATTGATACCTATCAGTTTAGCCTTGTAAGATATCTTATTGATCAAGTCAGAGAACGGGATCTCAACAAACTTCTGATTAATCCTCTTACCGAGATTAATCTCCTGTTTCCAACCACGATTCTGACCTATGACTATAGTACCAATGTTATTGGATCTACAGATATCAATAATATACCTACTGATCTTATGTATCTTATCAGATATCCAACAATTACGGTAACACGTCATTTTATTTATCCTCCTAGAGGTTCCTTTATCACCTATAAGTGACATCAATCTAGCTTTCTTCTTATTATACCACTGATTAAAGGACTTAATAACCTTGCCGTTCACAATGAAAGGACTTATGCCTACATTGCTGATACATGTACAAATATTATTCAATCCCAAATCAATCGAAAGAACATTATCCTTATTCAGGTTTAGATCCTGTTCCTTCTTCTCATAAATCACCTCGACCACATAGCATGTGGCTTGAGGGATTATCCTAACCTGACATAATTTGTTATCTCCTATTTTAGTTTTGATTGGTGAAATTATATTTTTGACAAAATGGATGTAACCATCACTCTTAAGCCTGCAAGCAGAAGCCGTAAAGACTACCATATTCTGCTTCTTGCCTCGTTTGTACTTCGGCAATTTTGGTCTTGATAAAAATTTAGAAGGATTCTTCTCATATTCCTTCTTTGATTTCATCCAAGACTTTGTTACCGAAAACACTTGAGCTACGACTTGTTGGGATACTACTGATGGTAGATTCCTAAAATCAACCTGATTCTCCTTACATAATTTAGTAGAAAACTCATATTCATTTATGTAATCTCCGGAAAATATACCTTGTCTGACATTGAAAAGAACATAATTGTACAACAATCCGGATTTGAGGCATATATCCTCAAATCGGTTGTCTTTTACGATATGTCTCTCAACTAATCTCATTCTTAATATCTTATGCCATAAATATAAACATTCTTTATGAAATAAATAATTTATTCAACTATAATCCCTTTAATTTTTCTATAACCTCAAAACACATCTCACACTCAATCCTACGATACAACTGCCTTACGCCATCTATCGTAGTCCAATAACGACCACCCTCACGGTGCAGGAACTCGCTCATGACCTTAGTGTCAGCCACATCATTAGGTCATATGAGTCAAAACATAACTTACATATATCGTCAAGATCAAAATAAGTAACCTTATTATACGATATACAACGGATTTGTCTCCCATCAGGAATCTGAACATCGAAAACATCTATCTTATCCATATCTAAAAAAACGGGGAATACGACCCCATCACAGATCTATATCCCCTTATAATAAATTAGCGACGAAAAGCATGGTGATGGACATGCGCCACAAATGTAATTACAAAATTCGTAAAAACAAAATATCAAGGACAATCACCCGTGCATTTGCATGGAACATCGCTTTTCAAAACCCCATACACCCGATTGTCGCTAGTCAGCCATCGTTTACCGTCGCTCGTGATATAAGCCTGCCGGCATCCCTCCTGATTCACCGTGAGCGTCTTCTTAACACCTTTTGGAGTTGTTATCTCCAACCCAAGGGTACGATCAAGACCTTTGTTCATTACCGAACCAAAAGAAACAGCGGCGTTACCGGTCCCGGACCCGGGGCTGACGGTCAAGTGCTGGTCCGTCACCTCGCCTACCCCGTCTTTCCAATTAATATCTATATCATTCATCCTATTTAATGCTTTTTGTAAATACTCATCGCTTAATATCCTATCATAAATATCAAGAGCATAAAGAGCTCCATTCCACACATAAGCTTGAACACCCCTAGAGAAAGTGCCTATATATAAATTATCCACGGTTGATGTATAATTTGAAGATACAAGACCCATCTCTCCATTGTAAGACTCCTTAGTTACATAAACGATCGATAATTCAGGGTTATATATATATCTTTTACAGCAATATCCTTACTACCAAGACGTACATATACATTTTTGGAATACGCTAATTCACTACAAAATTGCTGAGCCTGATTCGTTGATACACTTTTAGATAAAAAGCAATTAGTGGATTTAGAAGGATTCAAATTAATTCTTTTATATACAAACGTAAAATCATTGATGGCCGGGAAATTCTCGCATATACCATAATCATCAATACCATCAAATACAAGAGCGCCACCTTCGTATCCAGAACCAAGCGTAAACCCAAAATTCTTCAACACAATATCGTGACCGTTTCCAGACAAGTCCTTTAACACGTCTCTATCTGCGTCACTGTTGCCCTTACCATTACATCTATAAGAAGCCACTAAATAATCATCTATATTAGCCATAATCTTTTTTCTTACAAATATACTAAAACAAACAAACCCCAATCAGCTTAAGTCGATCGGGGTTTGAATAAACAATGAAAATCGATTATAATCTTCCTAACATCCTCATCACGGTTCTAGAGGCAGCATTTTTCCATGTCCACCCATCGTTAGATGTTACGTTAACTGTCTGAGCGGAACCGTTAACATCCAAATTGATAGTTTCCTTATCAATCTCAAGAGTAGAGTCACCAGCGGCTTGAGTGATGGTAACTTGCGCCTTTTGTCCACCGGCAGCCGTTACGCTTAGCGTAGCCACCAACTCCTCGATAGAGACATTGGCAGGAACATTGGAGATAGTAATACTCCAAACAAACTCTCCGGTAGCACCAGGATCGCCAGCGATAACAGCGCCGTTAGCTGTCTGCTTACCAGCCGCCGTATAATTCCCGGGGAGCTGTAAAGTCAGGCCATTCTCCTCCGCCGGAGTAGCAACGAAAGTAAGCTTAGTACTATTAGACTTACCTGTGATAGTTACATTACCACCGGTTTTAGCGACAGTGGCCGTAGGACTATCCGAAGTCACGGACTCAGCGGCGGCGGCCTGATTAACTACCAACGCTTTTTGAACGCCACCGTTAGTAAAGACAATAAGATTAGCTGTACGCTCAAGACGACCTGTATATTTATCTCCTGATATAGATACCGCCTGATCACCTGATCCTGATACCGGATCGACTGTTACAAAACCAAATTTTTGTGATGCCATATTCAAATAATTTTAAAAAATGTCCTTTTATTATGCCAAAAATAACTTATATAATGTTAGCCACAAAATATGGGGGGGGGTAGATCGCACTACGGCTACACCCGCTCCACGTACAGACCTATTAAATCCTGTAGATTATGGCTGAGAGGAGTTCCGCTATCCCTAGTACACTTATACACATCAGCGTTCTGGATGTAATATTTATCCTTGAATATCTCCATTGGAGGGAAATACGGGATAGGATCCCCTATGGTCCCGGCATGCTCCTTATCAATGACCTTGTATAAGGAAGCCGTATTTAGTCCGGGTTCCCATTCCGCTGACAACGTATGTGACTGAATAACCTCATAGAGGATATCCGTATCCTCCTTAACTACCCTAAGACAAAATCCGGTATCCACGGATAGCCCGAACTCCGCTCCTTCTTGTCCCCATATAGGAAATAGGACCTTAACATCCAATTTCTCGTTGGATGATAAGGATAAAGATTTGTCATTAACCAACATCCTAGAAAACTCGACAGCTACTTTTTGAGGATCGAGAGCATCCTTCTCCTTCGCCTGTTGCTGGATGTACGCCGTGGTAACACTTACCTTATCAGGATAGCCGGACTGAACATCGACAGCTCTCACCTGTTCTACGGTAGTGGCTATACTGATCTGCTTTTGCTTGTCCCCTAACGCCGTTGTCAGATCGTTATCGTACTTATCCATCATCCCGATCAAGATCTTGCCTTCCGTTATATCGAATTCCAGACCCATAATCGTTATCTTACCGACTATAGCCCCATCAGCCAAAGCGCTACGTCTGTCATATTCAGGAATATAAATATCTTGATCATCCAAGAAAAACTCATGGAGATTTTCAGTCTCATAAGATCTCAGCTCCTCATATTTAGCCGATTTCTCCTCGTTAAGAATCCTCGACTCATCTAGCCTAGCTTCAATGATCTCCTTAACCGTGGCTTTAGGATTATCTTCCTTGAACGCCAATTGCTCCTCGCCTAGCTCTATCCATGGAATCGGATTGCCATTAATATAATCATCATAGCTATTACCCTTAGCGTAATTATCATCAAGAGGTTCGTCTAAAACCAACATATTGGGATATATTTCCCTGTTTATATATGTATATGCCATAATCTATTCTTTAATCTTGTTCTTTAACGGCGATGCTATACTTGCCTGAAGCGTAACACCAGATATTTATCTCGAAAGGCTTGTTAGCTGTAGTGGTTATAGAAGTACCACTCATGCTTACATAAGCTCCTGAATTTGGTATGGCTTGAGTAAAGGCCGCAGACGGGACACACCTGATCATCAGCTCCTCTCCTATCTGCATACCTGACGCCACGGATAGGGTGGTAGCCGCTGATAGCGTGGCCGTGATACTTCTCTTGGTGATAGGCAGGTTGGCTAATGTCGTGACCGTATTAACTCCTATAAGCCTGTTCACGGTCTTCTTATCGGCGGCCGCCATCAATCCATTAGTGGATTCGTTGGCCACGGCATATGTCGTGTTAGGAGGGGTAGCCCATGTACCATCTCCACGCATAAAATTAGAGGTGCTACCATTAAGCTGTCTCAATAAGCCGTTGGCGGAAGTGGAGGCCAACCCGTACGTGGTATTGGTAGGCACGACCCATGTTCCATCGCCACGAAGAAAAGACGTCTGTTCCCCCGCTGCGGGAGCCGGGACCAATCCCGCAGCACCAGCCGCCGAGGCCGTAGCCGCCTTCATATTGGCGTAGGTAGTATTCGTATCCTTATAATAGGGGATACCACCGACAATAGGACAAGCCGTATATCCAGAGGCGTTTGTCACGGTACTGCCGTTCTTGACCAATCCTGTGGACCCGTTAGCTCCTACAACATCATACGTTGTATTAGTATCCGTCCAAGGCACATTAACATACATCTTTCCGCTACTATCCAGCTCTACCGGATAATTCTTGCCATTCTCCGCATATCCGATCATTACCAGCCCAAGGGTCGATGTATTGGCCTTGGCGTATGTGGTATTAGTAGGGACAACCCACGTGCCATCACCACGTAAAAAAGAAGCTTGTTTACCTGCGGCTGGGGCGGGAACCAAACCGGCCTTTCCCGCAGTAGAGGAGGTTGCCGCCCCCATATTGGAATATGTGGTGTTGGTATCCGTCCACGGGACGTTCACGTACATCTTGCCACTACCGTCAAGAGCAACGGGATAGTTCTTGCCATTGGCAGAGTATCCAATCTTAACAAGACCTAGATTATCGCTCGTGGCTTGAGCATAAGTCGTGTTATTATCAGTCCAAGGGACATTCACATACATCTTCCCATTAGGGTCCAAGGATACGGCGTAGTTCTTCCCACTAGAGGAATAACCGATCTTAACCAATCCTAAAGTATCAGCCGTGGCCTGATTATAAGTCGTATTATTATCTGTCCATGGAACATTAACAAAAGCGTTACCAGACGAATCTACCTGAACTTTATAATTCTTTCCTGAAGTCGTGTACCCTACTTTAATACCACCAAGAACGGCAGCTGAGGACGTAGGCGGAGCGAAAGTGCTAGGTTTGCCGGTCACTCCAGACCATGGCACAGATGACGCCAAACTTGCCGTATAAGGCTCGTAACCGTCCTCGGTATTCAACTTACTATCATCCTTGACCAGATACATCTTATTCGTGGCCGTTACCTTAACCGTGTCCCCGACCTGAGCCGTGGCTGTAGTAAGTTTAAACCTTGCCGTATCATCAGCAACCACGACCATTCTCTCTAAGGCTGCTTTAGGCAACCTGTCTATATCAATGGTACCGGACGTGATCTTAGAGGCGTCGAAGTTTGCCAATGTCGTGGAGATAGTAATATTACTCCCGAAGTCCGATGAGGCGCTACCGGTCACGGCACCGGACAGCGCTATAGTCCTAGCAGCCTGTAATTTTGTGGCGGTAGGAGCGTTATCCGTCTTAAGAGCGTATTTGGAAAGATCAATATCGTTAGCCTTATCCAAAAGCTGCTCTATCTGCTCGCCATTATATTTACCTTGAAAATCTGCCATATCATAATTATTTTTGCCCAAATATAACCATATATATAAGCACCAAGAAATCGAGGAGGGGGGTAGATACGGGCAGGTGTTAGAAGCTGCCGTCCCCATGCAGGAACCCGGTACGGAATATAATAGCCTTGTCTTTAAGTTTCTGGACAGACTCCCATTCCCACTCGCCCTCACAAGGTCTTATAACATACTTATTGCCCCAGATCTTGAATTTCCGTTCAATAACAAACATCTCCTTATCGTTAAGGACATGAAAGATACTCCCGACAGGGAAATACTTATCAGTCCTCAATATAACACGATGATGTCTCTCGTCATATTCAGGATCGCCTACGATACGTGCTTTATAAAACTGGAAGTCGTTTAACGTCCGATCCACAGGTTCTATCCAGTAATATCCTTTAGCCATTGATATTCTCTATTTAATCGTTATATTCGCGGAAGAACAGTAACTCATAAGGTTTTTAGGTAATTTTCAACCAAGGGGAAAGGGTGTCCGTGAGGATATCCTTTTTTCATTCCCGCCCACCCTACCTATGAACAAAAAGATCTACTCCTGACAAATATAACGATAATAAGATACTTGACAAAAAGAAACCCCATCGGTATTCTATTGCCGACGGGGTTCTTCCAACGTTGTATCAAATCATATCATCTCACTCCATTTGATTGTGTCACCGACGAAGCACCGCACCGCCAGATACCTTACAAACGCCGTCCCTTCCGGAGCGTCAGGGTCTTCCAGATAAGCCAAGACAGCCTTGACTATTTTCTGGTCGCAGTCCAATACCTTAGGAAAGTAGTCGCTATAGAACATAGCGAACAGATATTGAACATCTCCCCACGTAGCGTTATCAGGTTTCTTGGCCCCGCATTTATCGAACATCTGCTTAGCGTCCTCCATCGTCCATCTTCTCTTGGACCCGTCGGCGTTAAGCATCTTGTCGGCGGCTTCCCTAGCCAACTCCTTGGAAAAGTGATATCCATGGGTGTCTATGTACCGCTTATAATCCGGGTCATCAGCGTCTGCTCCTCAGTAGTAACGACTTCTACGACCTCTACGCATGTAAGGTTCCGTACCATCGTACTCGTCACGGATCTCACGCTCGCCGAACCAGCCATTGGCTCCTCCGAACTGGTCTTGGTTGTTACGGCCGTTCATCAACGCCGCGACTAGATTCGGATCCATCTTATTTCCACCCAAAAGGCTGGTAAACATACCCGGAATCATAGATAATAAACCGTTAGCGGCGCTACCGCTCCCGGAACCCATGCCGTCTAACAGCACGATTTTGTCTCCACTTGTACCCATGTCTATTTATTTTTGAATTAATAATAACCCCACCTGATAGTGGGCGTTACAAAGTTCAAAAATTAATAATCCTAGGATCGTGATATATGTCATCATCAAAGCACGTCATGTCATGCAATTGGTATTAATAAGAACCGGTACAAGACAAAAAATCCGGAACGTATCACTACGGCCCGGATTCATCGCAAATCTATAAAATCCAATGTTTCAATGCTCGAAAGAAAACGTCTCACGACGTCAAAGAGAGATTAACTACACGAAAAATCTCGCATCAACTTATTTGTATTAGCAGTGTATTCATTAACTATCTTACTGGATGAGGGATTATCCTCTATCCTTGACAGGCGGTTATCGTCACTCCTTACCGTAACGTCACCCATCCTTCGTACCATGTTTTCTTGATATGATGATGGATCGGAGTATATAAGATCATCAACGAACCTGTATATCGCACCATCAACCGTCTCACCTATCTTCTCATATAAGCCGGATTGGAATGACACGAAATCATCATACCTCCCACGAGCCAAGAACGAACCGTCCGGTCTCGCCTCGACACCGCCGTTGACCTCCCGGAGCAGGCCCGGATTCCTTTGGAACAGATACCTATAAAACCCGGCATCCATCATCCTATCCTGTCTATCCAGATAGAAAAGGTTTATCATGCTACTGTCACCGGACTCGATAGCCACGTCAAACAGAAGATCCCTTACCTGACCTTCCGGCAACGACATCTCCATGCTTTTTAACGTACTTCTGTCATGGTGGTTCAAAGATACATTATAAAATCCATTAAAATCAAGGAAACGTAAGACATTATTATATAAATCCGATTTTTTTAACCTTTCCTTGATCTGGATCTTCCTCAACGATGTACAGGATTTGATAAAATCACGATCCTTTCCCTGCCTAGCCTCGTATCTCCTGAACTCCCGATCAATATCGACATCATCCATCTTAGGGGTTACGGGATGCTGATATATTAATCTGGTAAGGATCATGTTTTCGGTATTTGAGGATGAGATGTTGGACATAACTAGCTTCTTTATGTTATCCTTGACCACACCAATATCAGAACGGGAAGCCCCGGCGGGAACCACGCCAGCCGGCAAGTACGAGGGCCGCTCTATCCCGATATCGGCCAACATCTCATAGGCCTGATCGGTGTCGGTTATCGGGGCCGTGTTATGGTACGTATTCCTACCCATATACAACATGCTCCTATCATACATATCGGAAGGAGATGTATTCCCGGACCTTACATACACCATCCTATCCCCAGTAGAATAAGTATCCTGAACCTCGTATATCGGATTTCCTTTTCCTGTTATCCTATCAAGATCGGAGATAAAGCTATCGTATACCGGATTGCCGGCCTGTATGGAAGATAACATGACATCCAGCGACGCCATAAGATCACGGATATCCTCCGGTCTGGATATAACCATCTCATCGCTGATCGCCTCGCTTATATCCACGCCCATGTCGGCAAGATCCATAGCTATGTCATACAGACGTCCGGAAACGTCCTTGATGTCCTTAAAATCATCCATGTCGATTATCTCCCCAACCTTATCCCTTAGACCCTTCATATCCTTAGGCATACTGATATACGGTGTGGTACTATTGAAGTACGAGTCGGTAATCGTATTTCCGTCCTGACTCCGAACCTCCATACGGGTCATATTACGATACGTGTCATACATCCGATCTGCGTAATCCTGATCATCCTGATACCGGAGTGCCAAGGAAGGGTATGGGATGGAGGTGAAAACCCGGTCAAACTCCCGGCGGTCGCTGATACCGCCTACCGCCCTCATGATCGTATCCCTTACCTCCATTGGATTCAAGGCTCTTCTCTTTCCCAATGAATCATACACATCCTCATATATCATATAATCATCACCAAGGCCTGATTCGGAGGACAAGAAATATGTATCCTTCTCATTGAGATCCCCCTCAGACATAAAATCGACAATCCTCCTCATCATATCCCTTACCTGCTCATACGCCGATCTGTTGGTCATGATATTATCAATCTCATCGGCGTCATACATCCCGGACCTCTCAAGATTGTACCTATTGAGGAATATATCACCGCCGGAAAGGAAATTGGATACAATCATATCATTAAGATCATTGATATTATCGACTCCCAAGGAAGTAAGGGTGTTATTGATATCCTTAACCTCATCGGCCATGAAATTGCCAGCGAAATAGTTCTTCCGCTTGATAAAGGACATGACATCATCATACCTAGGTTCCCCATTGCTATCTAAGTCGTATTCCGATGGCATGGACATCCAATCGCCAAAGAAAGACACGAAGTCGGGGGAGTAGGCCGTACCCCAGACCGATAAGGCCTGCTTCTGGTCGCCAAGCACCTCCATCGCCCTTTGGTATAATCCGGATGGTTGGTTGTTAGGGGCAAGGACATTATCTACCCCACCCTCCTTATTTTTTATAACATAACAAGATCTGCCCATTACTAAATCGTTTTGACACAAAGATATAAAAATCCCGCCTACTCTCACGAGCGGACGGGAGCCAAATAACAATAATAACAAATCTTATGTTTCTGCTGAAAAGTACAAATCTTTTTGCCGATCCTCACGGACAGGCAAAAACTCAATCCTAAATTATAAAAATGGAATTTATCGTTTAGCGAAAATATCTTTATCTGATCTACCGAGAACCCTACCTTTCAACTCCAAGAACCTAGGCATCCATTCCCTGGATATCTTAGACACGATCCACTGGAATCCCTTAGGAGTCACATAGACGGTGTTAGTCCCATAGAACTCATCGTCATCACGATACCTGTAACGAGCGTAACCACGATCTATCATCCTTTGGGAAAGCAACCATCTCTTACCGGTTTTGGCGAAGAACTTCTTATCCTCAAGCAATATACGAAGATTCTTCTCCGCTATATCATACCCATGAGCCTCTAGCTTTTCCCGAACCTCTCTGATCAACATATCTGTCTCTTGGGCTATTTCGGCTGTCTTGGCAAACTCAACCATAGGAACCTGTTCTTTGATAATATTATCAGATATCCTTTTGGCTTCCTCTGCCGCTTTCTTCGCCTCAGCTAACGCACGCTTCTCCTTTTCCGATTTAAGCAAAGCCTCTAATGCCTCTATATAATCAGATGGAAGTTCATTCTTTGATGGCATATTGTTAGATGGCATAGAATAGGAGCCTGTTTTTCTAATAGAAGGAAGAACCTCCGATGTTACCCATCTTTTGAATTTCTTGGCAGATTCCATCTTAGATGACATAATCAAAGAATACATCCCTGATTCATTGATTAATTTGATCTCCCTAACAGCCTGATTTATAAGGGGGTTTATTTTAAACCCCATTGATTTACAATCACTTGTAAGAATGATAGAATCCTCATCATCAACAAACCTTTTTACAGCGTTCCCTAAGTTTTCATAACCAAGACATCTGGCTATGTCATTACCAACAAACCATGGATTGCTTTTCTCGTCTAATAATACTCTTACATCCCCAAAATCAGGATTCTCAAACAATTTTAAATTATCATCCATAATATAAAAACAACGAGAGCCACCAGCGTCCGTTACCCCACTGATGACCCTCATCTATCGCCTACGCTTAGGCGAGTTAATATCTTCTTATGGTCTAGCAACGGATAGACACCGCAAATATAAGACCTTATTTTGAAACTACAAACAAACAGGATATATTTTTACAAAAAATGTAATCAATTATATTCCTCTGTCATATACAATGCATAATCATACCTATCCTCCATCATCATCACCACCTTCTTGATATCAGATAAAGTTAGTTTCTTTATCTCCATATTCCTGCTATCCATTCTGACAAAAGAGCCCTTGAACTCCTGCTCGGTTATGGCGTCCAACCTAAATAGATTGTATTTTATAAGCAACTGGCTTACGTCAAATATCAGGATATTAAGATCAATATCATCCTTCAACTCATTAAGAAGATCACGCATCATGGCTTTGATAGCATCGGTATCAAGTTCCAGTTTCTCGGCCTCTCTCATCAGCTTCTTGATGATGCCATTGTGCTCGATTATGATATTAGCGTTATCGTCATCGGTAGGCAGAAGTACATCCATCGTACATTTTATACCAACCTTATCACTAAGCCTTTTATTGAACTCAGTCATATAATCAAAAGCCTGATCCCTGCTTAAAGCGTATGTATGATCAAGCAACTGCTTTTGTCTGACATTGACAAAATAGTTACTGGTGTATAACATCATCAAGACCTTTACTCGCTGGATGCGTAGGTCTTGCATAATTTTCCGGTGTAAAAAAGCGTCTAGTTGCATCTACTAAAAAAGTCCCCACCGGGGCCATCACACACCCGACAGGGACCAACTTTTAAATATCTTACTCGTCAGGTGATGGACTGACGCCGCAAAGATAAGTCAAGATATTTTATCTAGCAAGGATCCTCCGCCTCTTTTTCTCCAGATACGACATTTCCGTCGGAAACCAAAGACTTGTCCTCGGCCGCCTTCGTAGGCGAGGCGAACTCCGATGGCAGATCCGGCAGGTTAGGGAACGAGACTTCCGTCTCCTCCTTGGATACCTTGTTCTCCTTGATACTCATCCTAAACTTAGGAGCTATGAAAGGATCGTTGTTAAGATCAATGTTGATCGTAACATCATTCATCAAAATATCCTCCTTAGTTCTGGAATCACCTATCCATCCTCTTACATCAGCGGTCATAGGCATCCTGCTAACCGCTTCCTTGACAGCTTCAAGCCGGCCTTTGATAACATCCACATCTCCCGCCAGCGGAATCATATATGTCTTATTATCCAACCCGGATCTGGCTATAGCGTTATTAAGATCCATTATATCATCAATACTTACGCCTCCGCCTAGACCCTCCGTAATCCTATCGGCCATCGATCCGATCATGGATGAAAATGACGATATATCCTGATTTTTCAATCTTACGGGGTACAGGTAATTTCTTCCATTTCCTGTCTTTATAGCTACGACCGGGATACGTGAATTTTTATAATTACCATACTTGTCCCTGACGATAGCCGTACAGAACGGGAATATGTTATACCTAATATTATCCTTCATCGTAACCTCCCCATTCTCTATATATCCTACGCTCTCGACTTTACCAACCGTCTCGTTGGTAAAATCATTCTCGGATACCATCAACGTCCCATTATCATCACTTATGCTAAAATTAGGTCTTCCCGGCAAAACACTGGTAACTATACCTACGAACGGTATATCAATCTCGCCAGTAACAGATCCTATATTATCCCTATACAACTCAAAGGCCATACTCCTTAAATCAGCGCTACTCCCTTTTGAGTCTGGATCATTGGCTTTTAGCACCGAGACAAAATTACCATCACTATCCACGATCTTAATAACCATATTATCAACCAGCTCTCTGTAAGCCGACTTAGTCTCATCAGAATTAGGGTCAACGGCGTTAAGGCTATTGTATTTATCATACAATTCCTTGGTATATGGATCTGACATATCCATCTTAAACCTTACCATATCACCCTTGCGGAGGCTAGCCGCTGCTTCCTGATTCACCGACTCGTTGTTAGATCCAAACGTATCACCCGTATAATAAGGGACAATAGACCCATCCTGCCCCTTGCGATACACCATGAACCAGTTGGAGGTTGATAAGGCGGTCTGCCGCCCCAGTATGACACCGGTAGCGTTCTCGAAAGCCTGAGCGTCATCCTCACTAATCATCCATCTTGAATGATTCTTGGACTCAATAACGCTGAACATGTTCGTCCCATCAGTAAAATCCATCACCATCTTATCATCCATAACATATTCACCGGGCGTGACGAGAGCCTTAAGCCCGGATCCCGCCATAAACCTGTCAAGCCTCATTCCTCCTACCTCATAATACATGACCCCACCGATCTCCCTCTTTTGAGCCATCAACACCACCGGATTCTGGGCGGCGTTGACCTCCGTCCTGCCGGTGGATGTCCCGGGTTCGCTCTCCGTGAGAACATCACCCATAGGTATAGACTTATCGTAATCCTTGACAACCATACTTCCATTATCATACAGCCTCATCCATTCCACGAATTGAAGAAGAGGATCATCAGAATAATTATTGATAATATCAATAGCCTCATTAAGTTTATCCTGATCAACTTCATTCCCGTTGTCAATATCATTCATAAGATCATTGTAAGTCTGTATAGCCCCCTTAACCTGATCCTTATCAAGACCATTAATGTTTATATCTATGATATCATCAATAGTATCTCTGATGTTATTTAAGACGTTATCGTTGGTATTTAACCTATCTATCATTGACCTAATCTTATTAAGCCTAGCTATAGGATTATCGCCAAACCCATTTACAAGATCATTGATACGATCCTTATTATTATCATATATCTGCCTCTCCCTAGGAGATAAGATATCCTCATTACCGTTCCATATCTTTATAGCTATATTATTGATTCTATCATCAGAAGGATTTATGATATCCTCATTATCAGGTACATTCTCAACGATACCTCCCTCATCAGCCTTGATGTCATTCTCCATAGATCTGGCGATCATATGATTATAGGTCTTGAACATAAATGCCTCGTCCTCTCCTATAAGACCATCTTGATAAGCCTTATCTATGGCCTGATCATTGGCATAAAGGGAATTAGCATCAGGATCATCGGTATTCCTGAAATCATACTTGCTGTCATCCTCCTCATAAGTCTTCCCCCATGCGTTCGATAATATCTTCATGAACCCGCGCTCCTGCGCCCGGATGAATCTTCTGTCACGCATACGACGAAGTGACTCGTTTATATTCTTATAAGCCACAAGATTATGACGATACTCGCTAAGCAACGCCATAGCCTCCTTATGATTATCAACCCCACGGATAGATACGGCATTCTCAAAACCGACTATAGTCTCATAAGCTGCCATAAGATCGGCGGCGCTGATCCTTGATTCATCCCTGTTTAATAACAGCTTAGATATATCTGTCTCTGAGTTAACTAACGTAGCTAATCTCCTCTCCAAAGCAATCCTATCCTCCGTCAATTTAAGAAGTCTATCATTCTCCTTGGCTAACTTGACCTTATCAGACTCAAGAGCTTCCTTAGATGTGACACTCTGCTGAAGCTTCAAAACATTCTTCTCCATTTTCTGTATATCATCTGTAAGCTTCCTGAGTTTATCAAGATCCCTACTCGAATCAGGATTAAGACGAGAATATATATCTAAAGCAGGTCCTATATCCGTATTGTATATCCTTCCTAACTGATTAGCGATATCATCCAAGTTATCCTTAGCCTCAAGACCGTTATAAGCCATGTTGGAGATATAGGTGTTAAATGATCTATTGGATATACCATCGGTAAGGGAGTCGGCAAATCTGCTGGCCATAGTAAAATTATCAACCTTCTTATTGAACTCACTGATAAGGTCGGACTTATACTCATTTACCTGCTCATCTGTCATATTCATATCGGAGGCTATATCGCTATTAGGTATAGACTCGATGACTGTCTTGAAATTCTCCTTAGTATCATCTAACATCCCCATTTCCTGATCATAACGAAGACGGTTGAATACGGCATCACTAAAAGTCTTATCTACGATTCTAGAATTAGGTATATCATCAGCGTTATTATCCGTACTTAAGTCTGATAATTGAGCGTTCAGGGCCATGCTGCCACGAATAGCTTGGACAGCCGCCGAGGTCAAGGCGCCAGCATTGGTGTTATAGGCCTCCACCATTCCCTTGTTCCGGGACATGTCTTGGCTCCATTCCTTTATACCACCAATAGTTTTTCCTCCCATAACCGATCCGATAATCATACCGATGCCGATTTCCTTCCATCCCTGATTAGATCCGTAAGTCTCCTTGAACCCGTTCTTTATAGCCTCCATATAGCCTATATTCTGCCGGATAGCCATAGGATTGTATCTTGATTCTACCCAATCCTCGGCGGATTTACTAGCCACTCCCTGAAGACCTTCCTCATACAGACCCTCAGATACCGGACGTTTGATGATATTGAACGTATTCCCGGCTATTTTCTGCCATTTCTTAGGCGTTATGGCCCTCAATGTCCCGTTATCCATCCTCTCGGCCCCTACGCCAAATATATTGCGTTTTATGAACTTATCCACGCCCAGATCCATGCCAAACATATCACCGAACATAGCTATGTTGGATAATGACAATATGCCGACGTTTGCGGCGAATACGGCGTTAGCGGCATTGGCATTGTCAGCCCTGAACCTCATAAGCTCCTCATATGGGACTTCCCTTCCATAAGCGTTACGGTAAGACTGCCTGAAATTCTCCTCAGCCTCCATCAACATGCTTCTAGCTTCGACAGATGCCTCCCATGAGGTAGATGCACCAAGGAAAGCGAGGGTGTCCAGCCCCTTGCCTACCCTCTGCCCTATACGGGCGGCCCTAAGGTAAGCTCCGAATGCTTTCTTGGTGTCCGAAGCGGCCTTGCCTATCCTAGCTAAAGCCACCCAAGCCCTAGCTCCGGTACGAGCAAGGTTCATCAGACCGGCCCCGGAATATACGGCGGATGATAACATGGCGCCAGCGGTAAAAGCCAGACCCGACAGAAAGTCATTAGACCAGAAGTTAGCCGTAGTCATACTTTGAAGAAAGTTCATGTCCCGCTCCTCTCGATTATAATAATGAGCTAGACCATAATCCATCTTCTTATCCTGATCATCTAACCATCTCGTGAAATCATTATCAAAAACAGCATTGAAATTACCTTTGGATACTCCGGCATAAATACCATAAAAAGGCTGGATAACGCCTCCTAATCCGTACAAGGCGGTTTTTCCGGCAAGCTTACCCAATCCTCTCATCCACTTCTCAGTCCTACTCTGGGTTTTTGATAGACGTGTATCATTATCTACACCGGGTATATAAGACTCGTATTTGGGTATCCACGTTCCACTACTTAATCGATACCTTGAATCCTCTAACGATATCTCCGGTCCAGTAAGATTAAACCTACCCTTATAGCTCTGATCAGACGCCATATACCCCAAAGGGGACATATGCTTCATGTTATCATAATAATTAGTCTTTACCGTATTCTTGATCCTCTCTGATAATGACGGTATCTGGGACTTTGATCTCTCGGAAGCAGAATACGGATCCAATACCGGAGGTAAGTCACGATCCGGTATATTATAGGGATCCGATCCAACAGCCTTTATATTATCCACGCTCATAGTAGGATACCCGTATTTGTTGGCAAGATCCCTTCCATTAGTAGCATTATTATCGGTTTTAACTGTTTCCATTATTTCCACTAGGTACTTATATACTTTTCTACACCAAAAGCATATTTTCACGCTTCATCGGGACATTGTTGAATCTGCTTACACGAAACCGATTCTAAAGAGGTCTCTCCACGTGCTTCAATTCCCGGCGTACCTCCGGTATCGTTTGTTAATCATGACTATATAAAACTGGTGTAAAATTATATATAATCACCTTCTACTATTTCCGTTATTCCTGTTTCTTATCTCCTGATCGATCATACTAGCTATAGGCGAGATGAAGCTTTCAAAATCATCAGTAGTAGATCTACCTTCACTTCTCCAATATACCTCATTCTCCTTGCTAAGTATCTGTTGCCATGCCATGACCAAATAATACTGAGGACAAAAATCAATCTTTCTGGCTACTTCGTCAGCGTAAGCTACGCCATCTAGGTCTATAGAATACAACGGGGTATCTCCCTTGCTGGCTTTCCCCTTACCATATATATCCACATTTATGCCAGAAGATCCATTATTATACTTATATCCTGAAGCCCTTAACTCGTACATGGAAGCGTTATCAAATAACACATCGGTAGCGATCATCATCTGATTCTTCCTGATATTACCGTCATTTATATTCGTGAACATATCTATATAAGGCATTGTCATATCCTTAGCTCCGCTGGCATAAGCCACAGGAGCTACCTGCAATGCCTTGGCCATCTTCCCATAAGCGTTATCGCTTGAATTGGCAAACGATATAGATACAACACCAGAGTCGTAGGTCTCGGATGGGATACTTACATCCTCCTTATAAAAAGTAAGGTCATTGGCGGCTAGATCTGCCTCACTTACCTCAACAACAGATCTTCCATCACCTCCATTATTACCAATGATCTGATAATTGCCATCACCTATAGGAGATATAGTAAACGTTATCTTCTTATTGGCATTATCCTCATCCTTGGGGATAAAACCACCACCACGAGTGAATAGATCACTAATCTTTATATAATCATACTCAGCTTTGCTTTTAGACGGATAATCACCAGAGAAGATATACTCACGCTCAGCGTACTCATGACGATATTGTCTTAGATAATCCTCACCGGCACGTTTAGCGTCGCTAGCAAGTCTTCCTAAATCGCCACGGCTCCATTTATGCCTAAGTACATCCCCATTCTCTTTATTTATCTCATCATATATAGCTGTAGCAACAACGGCATTCCTCTCGTTATAATTACTCAACCCTTCACTTAGATTCTTTTTAAATAAATCAGATGTAGAAAAATGACCAGCCCCCATATTAGCTAATAACTGTATATCATCCAATGTTAAGGAGGTTCCCATAAGATCATTTATTCTTCCTAGGACTACTGACGCTTCTCCAGAATTAACACTTCCAAGACTCACACCTTTATATGATACTGGATGCGTAGGGTCATTACCCATCTTAATAAATTCTACACTATTACTAAGGATAGAGCTATATGCGGATAATTTGGCCCAATCTTTTAACGATATATCTTTTATGGCTTCATGAGAAAAAGCCCAATGCCCTCCTTCTACAATATCTCCAAGATCAAACGTCCCATATCCATAACTAATATCAATTCCAGATCCAGTAATAGATCTAGCTTCTCTCTCGACTATAGCATCAACTCCATCCAAGACAGCGTCCTCAGCCTTATTGAATCCCTCATTGATCCTATTATACTTATTCCTTTGGTTGTTTAACCCAAGAAGCTTTATATAGCTGTCCTTGCCATTGTAATCAAGAAGCGTATTCGTAGACCCGCCATTAGCCTTGAAATAAGTCATGATGACTTGATCATCACTCATATTCTTGACAACATTACTATTCTCAGGATCGGACGCCCATGCGCTAATTTTTCTCTTGGCGTCATCTGATAGTGATTTAACAAAGCTATTCATACCAGCATTAACAGCCTTCTCATTAGCCGTAAATCCGTTCATGAACTCATCACTTATATTCACGTCATCAAGATTATCGCTCTTCGTAACCACCGTAGGCCCAACAGTATTATTACCACCACCATCACCACCGGATTCACCCGATTTACTGGCTTTCATTAAAGCGGCTTTCTCCATAGCCAGATTATGCCTCTTTGTCTCGTTAAACCTAGCTCTTTCCATCATCTGTTGGTTAGCCTTAAAGTAATACTCATCTACGCCCAGCGTCTCATATGAGTTATTATAAGACCATCTCAGCCCGACGCCACGAAGGAACTGCTGTCGTACCATGAACATGCCGGCTCGCTCCGGGCTGTAGTTGCTACCGATAACGCCCTCGGCATCCTCCACGAAATCATTTCTCTGCTTGATAATATCCGCCAGCTCCGACTCCAACTTAGCCCTCTTGGCCTTGTCATTGCCAACGCCCTTTAGCTTGGCTCGTATGGATTCTTCCTTGACACTGAAATCATCAATATACCCTTTAAGGAAATCTGAGGTGCTTTGAACATTAAATAAGTCAGGATTCGTTCTAGCCATATATCTTCCCTCTAACTGCATCTGGGCCTTACCGTTCTCAGATATGGAAGCCATAGCTATATCCCTGGCCTGAGCGTAGCTCATTTCATCTATGTACATCTCACGCATCTCCCCCGTCCTGTTACCATTGGCATCAGTCACCGGTACATTGACTTTCTTCCCCTTGTTAAGGGAGATGAAATTCTTCATCTTCTCATCAATCTCAGCGTGATAATCCGTATAAGGGGTATAATGTATAGGATTAAGACGTGTCCCTACCTGACCGTCATTCATCCAAGCCACGGCATCGGCGAAAGCCTCAGCCTCGTTTATAGGACTATACATCTTAGGATTATTCAATTTCATATCCTCCATCTTCTCACTAAACGACCGGATCTCCCTAGTGCCGGCAATGGCATTCAACACACGGGCATCCAGAGCCTCTCCAAGACGAGCCTGTATACTTCTGGCTATACCATCAGAAGCCAGATTAGATTTACGATACACGTTATTCACGTCCTGTATCAATCCATTTAACCTATTCTGAAGATATTCCCTATCCTGAGGTTTTATAATGTCAGAATTGATAATATAATCAGCATACTCGTTTATAGCCTGCCGATTGGTATCTATCTTCTGCTGCATGTATCCCATACCCTGCATCATGACATCCATGTTGTAGGGTGATACGTACTTGCCGTAATTCCTTAATATACTGTATTGTGAAGCCATCCTTTATCCTTTCTTGCTTTTAGTTACTTCCTGAGCGGGATATAACCTCCTATAACTCAATATATCTCCTTGAGGATCTGCGATCAACTGACCATTGGGACCAATCTTAACATCCCCAAATATAGATCTTAATGTATTCATGGTCGTAGCCGTGTTCCACTTCTGCTGAATCTCATCATTGACGCTATCGAAATACCTAGCCCAGTTCTCGTCATTTATAGCCAATCCCTGCAATATCCGTTGTTGATAAGCTTGACGTTGGGCTATGTTCTTGTCGTAAGTATTCGCCCATGATTGAGAATTGACATTATCAGCCCAAGTCCTTTGAGCCACGTTCCCTTGTTCTACCTCATTTATATACTTACCTATATTGGAACTCATGATAGCCTGTAAATTGGAAGATAAAGCCCCTCTCTGGGAATCCGGGACATTACCCATCTGATCCAATTGTGATTGGAAAGCACGATTAGCCTCAACCATATACTGATCAGCCGATCTCAACACCGGGTCCACGGTAGGAGCGTAATGTCTTTCTAGACCTTCCGTTGTCACGGCTCCCGGAGTCATCCTGAACACCTCAGGAAAGTCAAGACCACCACCTACTATATTCCTGCCTCCATTGCCGCCGTTCGACTTACCGGCATTTGTGTTGGTCTTAGGGAGTGTATTGGGATCAATCAGCTCAGGCATATCCAGTTTAACATCAGGTTCCTCCACATCACCTATATCCATAGGACCGGGAGACACCTTATGAGGGTCAAGTATAAAATCAAGACCTTCCATTCCTTTCATGGATCTCAATGCCTGCATCTTAAGCATATCCTCGCCAAGTATCTTATTAACGACATCCTTGTTCTTGTCAGAGAATAGTTGGCTAAAATGAGTGATACCAGCGTCGTTAAGAGCTTTATGCTGTTCCTCTGTAACAACATCCAGACCGATCATAGGACGAGATGAGGAATATTGACCAAACTTATTGTCTCTCATCCTATCATGATATGAGGCTTTCTTATCTTCCGGGTAATTACCTTGGCTATCCTCGCCTCCAAAGGAAACGAGTGTCGTATAATCCCGAAGCGCCTCTGCGTTGGCGATGATCGGGTTCTCCGCCGTGGCCAAGCCCATCCACCCACCAGTAGTGCTGTATATAGCATCCTGAAGAGCCTTGGCGGCAGTAGCCTTCGGAGCGCTCATATAAGCATCATAAGCCAAAGGCATGAACGTCTTATAATACTCCAGTCTCTCATCGGTATTAATACCGCCATAAGAGCCATCCTGACCCTGACGCTGATACCCAAACGTGTTATCCTTATTATTGTACTTGTTCTCTACGGGACGGAAAGTAAGTAGGTAATCGAATAAAGAACTACCACCTTTCTCCATCTTCTGACGAATACCAGCCACTTTCTTAAGCAATTCTTTCTTAGCATCGGCTATATCCTCCTCCGTAAGACCGTATTCTTTCATGGATCTGGATATGATGTTATCTATCTCACCTCCCTTGGCGAAATACGTATCCTCATCCTTCTTCATCTTCCGGTCTTCCTGCTCCTTGTATATGACATTAGCGAAGTCCGTAAACCTTCCCTCTAAGCCATTAACGGTATCGTTACTATCATTTATAGCCTTAGATAATACGGAGGCGTTTAAACGCCTTGTATTCTCGTCATCTATCTTATCGTTTTTCTTCAGCTTCTCCAGCGCCTTTTTCTGATCATCGTAAGCCGATTTAAGACCGATCTTAGCCTTATACCTGTCCATTAACGTAGCATACGTATCCTTAGGCGTGGCTTTGATCCCATACGTATCTCTGATGTATTTAGCGAAATCCGGCTCTATGGTGGTATCATCGGTAATAACCTTCGTACCTTCCTCCAAGGAAACGGGGGTTCCACCATCGGCATGCTTCTGCCCCATGGCCTCCATCGGCGCCTCCCCGGGCTGCGTCACGTACTCGCCCTTCTCAACCTCTACATTGGCTTGGTCTTCCATCGACTTAGGTAACGGATACAGATACTCACCGGTAAGACTTCCGCTATCGAACCTATTATTAGGTCCTAGATAAACACCACCTCCATCCTTATACTGCATCTGGGATTGCCTTCTCTGCCTAGCCTCACGCTCTTGAGCTAACCTGATATTGGTACGGGTACCTTTCTCAGAAGCTATCCCGGAAACCACGTTACGAGCCAGCCCCATGATACCACTAATTCCTGATGCTATGGTAGTTATCGTATTAGCTGTTTTAGCTCCAGTGGATAAATCACCATACCCCTCGCTTCTCATACGTCCTATACCACGACCCATCTGGGTAAACCTAGATCCTATATCATCAGCGCCATAATAAGGAATAGTGGTAAAGTCAAAGACATCCGTCTCACCTGAACCGGTCTTAGACTTATCAACATCATTAACGGTTATGTTATTAAGCGTAATACCATTGTCCTGATAATTCTCAGCTATACGTTGCAAACTGCCCTTGAAGCTAGCCGGAAACATATTCTCCTGATCAAAAGCATTAGCGTATTTAGTCCTCAACTGATCTGGAGTATCCAAAGAATATATCCCTAGCGGATTGACCGACGCAGGTAATCCTTGGTTGGTATTTACCAAAGGTTCTATACCTAACCCCTGTATGCCATCCATATTACCAAGCATATACGACCCAACTTCCCCGGCCTCTTGATATTTAGGTATCTTCCTCTTGATTACATACTTGCTCATGTCTAATTAATTTCGTTCTGACACAAAGATAGTTGAAAAAAATAAAGACCCACCATTTCACAACGATGAGTCTTTGTTTTAAATCAATCTTTTAAAGATGCATAAAAACACCTATAAATATTGTTGTAATGCATACTATTTTATATATTCGCATAAAAACAAACATTACAAAACAATGAATAGAGAAATATCAGAAAATAGTATTGAGTTCAACAAAGAAGACAATTTTATTTGCATAACAGACTTTGTATATATAATAAACTCGTATAGAGAATCAAAGAATAATCCAAAAATTAGAACTGATCATTACATAACATCAAGTATAACACAAAACGTAATCAATAATATATTAAGACAAATAGATATGCCAGAAAAAAGCATAAAGACAATATCTGATTTAAAAAATGTTGGATTAGCATACCGAAAAGGTAAAGGGCCTGGACAAAAATGGTTTGTCGATTACAGAGTATTTATATCAATCGCAATGAATATAGATGATAAAATAAAGGCACATCTAATATCTTATGCAATAAACTCAATATCCTCGACAAAGATTATAGATGAAATACTAAACAGTATATCAAAAAATTATAGAAGCATTTCAAATAATAGATATAAAACGTATATAGCAATAGATAGAATATCAGGTCTTTGTAAAATAGGTAGAGCTATTAATATAAAAAAAAGACTATCAGCTCTTAGGGTATCAAATATAAATATAGAAATGATATACACAATAGATGACGACATCGAGTCGTATATGCATAAACTTTTATTAGGATTTAAAGAAGATAGAGAATGGTTTAATATAGATGAAGGTATAATAAATAGTATAGCTAAAAAATACGGATTTAAAAAATACAAACAATAAAAAATAAAATGCGATAGCTGATTATATTACCTACAATAAACCATATAGCTATCGCATTATATCAACCTATTTCTTTTAAATCCTTTTTACAAATAACGAACCTATCGTTTTCACCAAGTCATAGAAGCCAGCAGCGCTAAGCCCGACAGCCACCCCATAAAGCAGAGCTTCCCACCATTCACTACCTACCAACAACGGGGATACCTGAAGGAACCAAGCCAAGATACATACCAACATGCCGATAACTACAGCCGACAGGATCTTAGCCCACTTATGGGTGTCAATATACGGCACTACCTTAGCTAGCTGAGTGGCTGACATCGTGACGAAAGCCATGATGCCGGTAAAGGTAGTCAGATCAATAGTAATAGGTCCCTCTGATGGGATTACCTCTTGCGCCATCAAAGCGAATGGCGTCAATAACATAGCAAATAAAAACAACAATCTTTTCATATCTAAAACGTTTAATGATTTCACAAATGTAACATTAATTTTGAGATCTACTCATGCCCTTTATATTCAGCATCAACCCCGGTATCATATTAAGCACCAACTGCCTTTTCGCCTGTTCCTTACGCATACGCTCGGCCTCCTCTATCTGAGCTTCTGAGCGGGGATCGTTCTTGATATTATTGGCGATATCCTCTATAGCTTTCTTGTTAGCGCCGGATTGAGCTAGCATCTTATATAACAGATCTTGGCCTTCCTTCTCCCACCAGCTATCCATGGTATGACGGGAAGCCAAAGAAGGATCGGCATGGGCTACCGTCTCAGGTACGGGCTGCTGACCTCCGTCTCCCGTACCGGAATCCCGCTGCCCAAACTCGTATCTCATTGGCTCGTTCTCCGGGACACCGTATCTGTTGGAGAACATATCGGCGAACTCAAACCGCTTCTCGTTTCTTAATGTCGATCCAAGGGGTCTTCCGTATCCTTGATTCCATGCCACGGTAGCGTCCTTGTAGTTGACGGCGTTATCGAAATCGGATTTAGAATACATATAGTAATTATATACATTACCTTGAGCGTCCTTGTCAAAAAACTTTCCTTGATTGATGTAATTCCAACCTAACCCCGGGACCTTGCCTTGATACTCATCCACGAGATAATCCAACTGCTGTGTCAATGTCGGTTTCTTCCCATACCTGCGCTGTAGCTCCTTCTTCCTCGGTCCAAGCCATTGTTGGATGCCAAAATCACCGGCGGCCCCTAGGGCTTCGGTGTCCCCTCCGGACTCGGCGGCGATGTTCGATAGGATGCCGATAGCTTGAGTTTGTGGTATCCCTTTCTTTTCTGTCAGATAGTCCCATATCTCATCATACACAACCATCTTACTATCCTCTGATCTACTAGGATCAATAACGTATTTACCAGCACCATAATCTCGTTCTGTATTTACCGGACCTCCATCCTCCTTATCCTCCAACTTATTCTTAGACATAATAGCGTTACGGATAAGAGCATCCTTCCCGCTTTCCAGAAGAGGATTATGATCCTCAAACGACCCTCTCTCCTCAAACTTATCGCCTATAGCGTCTAGTACATTTGTGGCTACGTTTACAGGAAATTCCTGATCGTCACCATGAAAATCGTATACGTCATAGACACCTAACCTTCCATCCGGACGCCTATAAATTGTAAAATTACCAAATCCTGACAATGGGGTAAGATCACCAGCAGCTTCGGGATAAAAATCGTATTCAGAAAAAACCGTAGGCTTTCCAGATCTTACCGAATTACGATTCTTCTCAAAAACATCTACCCATTCTCTAGACTTTTTCAAAAGCTTCAGCCTACCATAAGCATCATCTGTAGCCGGCTTATCAGAGCCATATATTTCTTGCTCCGTATCATGTATTTTCTTATCTAACCTCTTTATCTCATCCTTAGTGTCACGATTGAACATCTTCTCAATATCAGTAATGACATTATCAGGAATCCGTACCTCCTTATTATTGCCATCTAGATTATTAGGTTGAGATAAAAATCTCGCCCATAGTTGATCGCTATATTCATCAACGTTAGCCTTCCCGTTTCTGCCATATATAAACTCATTGACCTTGTCAGGAAGGCTAGCATTTGAAGCCACCACATCGGGGGTGACATTCTCGTACAATCTTCTTCTTATGGCATTACCTAAGATATCTTTTAAATACGAAGCCTTATCAGATACATCCTGTCTTACATACAACGGATCATCACCAATAGGCCCACCATCCTTATATTTAACCTTGAAATCAAAATTGCCAATATATTTCTTTACATTATTGATATAATCATTATCATCAGGAGAAGCCTTGCCGTTATTCAATAACCTTCCCTTACCCATCCATTTATAAAGCAAGGCGTCGAATTTGTCTATATCATTACCTTTATTATCCTTAAAGCCACGACCGACAACCTCATTCTTGTATATAGACGCCAAACGCAACATGGTAGCTATACCTGAATTATATGGCTTTAGGATATTCTCCTTATCTATACCAAACTTATTATATATCTTCTTTGTCTCATCATTATCACCTTCTATCTTTATCTGTGTTATACCCTTCGAGTTATAAGACCTGTCATTCCATCCGTTACCATTTAACAACGACCTGAATCTCTTGGCTATATCAACGCCTTGATCACCGATAGCTTGTTTCCCTATATATCTTGCGGATACACCAAACTTAGTCTCCTGCTCGGCGATACCCATGGCAAGCATAGCCATCCTATCATAAGTGTAGCTATCGATATCGAACTCACTCATGATACGTTCCTTGTTATATGATATAGCGTCGCTATATTCCTTTATATTGCCCAGCTTATCCATTTTGGCTATATTATCAATGGCTGATATAACACCAAGGAAAGCGTTGCTAGAATTGACGCCATTCTTTGAGTCATAAGCGTTATAAATCCATTTAGGCAAGATATCAGGAGATATATCACTATTTTTTACGCTTATATTCAATGGCCTAAAATCCTTGTTTATATGAACATTATAATCATTCCAAAGTCTCTTCTCACCGGAATCCTCGCCATAAGGGTTATCCGCTATATAATTAAGCGACCCCTCACGAACGACAAACCTACTTCCCTCTTTCTCCGGAAGTGTATAAATAAAATCACCCTTCTTTATAAAATTATACAGCTCATTCCCCGTATTCCCAAGAAGCCTGATACACCCATTAGATCCTCTTCCAGCAGAAGCCTCATGATGCATAGATGACGATATATCATGATCCCACTTGCCTGTCTTAGGATCAAACCTGGCTCTCTGGAACGATTTCTGGCCATGATACTCGCCTATACCTGACACTCTTGTTATGCCGGCCGGAGTAGACATATTTCCAGCTCCGGCGATAAGTTTTTTATCCTTCGTCGTCTTGGTATAGGTATTATAATCATCGCCAGAAGCACCTACACCTATATTATTAGTGCTATAAAGAATATCCCCGCTCGGTGAATAAACCGTTAGTTTTTTATTCTTCTTATCTACAATAGCATAATTAGATTTATGATCGACGCTCTTGATTATATCCTCATCGCTCATCTTATTGATCTCAGCCTCCCTGGATATTACATCCATCAAATCATGATCCTCTTTCTCTATTGACAGCGATGGGTCTGAAACCTTTATCTTATCACCTATCTGTATCTTGTTGATATCAGGGATATCCCTATTCCACGATACAATATCGTCTAAAGATAATCCCAATCTTTTGGCTATACTCCAAAGAGTATCGCCTTTAGATACGGTATACATCTCTCCTCCATCAGCTTTCCGTTCAATCTTCTCTCCCCATAACCCATATTTCTCCCTAGGCCATATGCCGTCTATGGCATCCACATAACCAACGGGATGTTCCCCGTCTAGACGCCGGTTCCGTCGCTCGTCCGCCGGGTACAGGGCGTTAGCCAACGGCTGCGTGATATAACCTAACCCTTTATCTTTGGATCTCGACATAGCGTCCACCACAGTCTGATATATAGGTCTTAATTTCTCAGGCAAATACAATCCCGCCTCATCAACCAGCTCGCCTATCTTCTTATTTATACCCCTGATACTGAAATTATAATTACCCATGCCGTTATTCAACGGGGACAACGTACTTCTTATCCCATTCATGCCCTTGACGGCGGCCCCTCCGCTAAGGATATCAAACTCCGGGGATACGTTCCTTAAAGGGCTATCATCCATACCCCTGAAATACATAGGACGCTCGCCTCTTACGACACGATCAAGATCCTCCTTATATAAATCCTTTATCCATGAAGGAATTTCCTCCTGTTTATTCTTCTTTGCCATAAATCACGTTTTCTACAAAGATATACATAATCGGATGCAGGATAAAACAATAGGCGGATACATGATTCATATCACCTACCCGCCTACACCCTCAATGCATATGATAAGCCGCCAAAGCTTTCTTGGCCGAATCCCTCGACTTGTACTTCGCCGGCCATAACTTTCCGGTCTTGTTACTAACCACTCTCCAATCACTTCCTACTTTCTTGATGCACCCCGATTTAGGGCACTTACCTGATTTACTAACAGCAGATCTCTTTTTCACCATATCATTGCGTATTAACAGTTATGCTATAATCTTGTGAGTTTATATCAACATTGACAATCTTCGAACTACTAAAATTATATACACACAAATTTAAACTTCCATATAAAGTACCAGCGATAACATCGGCACAGAAAGCAACCTCATTACCATCCATAGCATTATAAAAATACAGATACATATGCTGTTTATTAATAACACAGCTTTTTATCTTGTCAAAACCTTCCTTGGTAGTATTTTTCTTAAAATCAATTCCTTCTAAAATATAGCTTGAGATATCCACTCCAGAAGAACCTATCTCCTTATAAGTTCCATCATCCATAAGAGCCTTATCCCCATTCCCTTTCATCTTTAAATGCAACTGATTATCAAAATTCGTATCATCTTTAGTATTTCCAAAAGATCTTACAATAACTATCTCAGAGTTATCCGATGATACTATATTTAAATTAGAATGAATATATTCAACATTCAAATTAGGGTAAACAGATATAGATACATCTAAAAATCCTATATTAAGGGGATTATTTGAAGAGGAGATATAAATAGTGATACAATCATTCCTTTGATCATTAAAAACCATCAAATCATTGACATACACACCACCAATAGCTTCCACAAAAGAATCACTAGGTTTTATCATCCTGATATTGGACGTAGAGCTACCGTCAAACAACAACTTTATAGTATTATATTGAGATTGAGACAAAGTAGCAGATTGATCTCCTACAAGCTGTAAGATGATAGCTAAAAAAGCATCCTCATCATCACTTTTAGCTACTGCGTCCTTCCACGTACCATCACCACAAAGGAACCTACCCTCATCCCCCTTAGCGGGAGCCGGCACCAATCCCGCAGCGCCAGCCCCGGACGCCGTGGCGCCAACCATATCCTTGACCTTATCAAGCCTACTGTCTATTTGATTACCATCATACTTACCTTGAAAATCTTCCATATAAACAAATTATTAAAATTTATTGTATTTCAATATTAAATAAAACAAATTGTCAATCACAATATTCATTGTGATAAAAATCAACCAGTTTCAACGGAAATCAAACCATAACTGATATCATTTGAAAGTATAAAAGGGGAATGATAAACACCCTCCCCTATATGTTAATAAATCAAGGTGATTATATGCCTTTTTACACTAAAATCGTAAAATGGTATATATCTATACAGAAATCCGTACCGGGTTCCACCAAAACCCTCTACCTTCTGGTAAGGTACTTACATCGAAGGCTTCTTTTGCCGATTTTCTGATGATGTTAAAAGCACCATTGATATCGGCGTTAATAATACTACCGGAAGATGTCTTGAATAATCCTCGTTTGATACGTCTTCCGACATATTCCTCATGCTTACGAATCTGCTCGTTATCCAAGAAACTACATTTTGAGGTATAGGATTCCTCAACGATCTTAACATTGATTCCCTCAAGTGTAGCCTTATATGATATCATTGAGATAAACATATTAAAAGGAATAGAAACAAAGTTCTGGTTGTTTCGCTTTCCGATATTGATCTCTTGTTTCCAGCATTTGTTGTGACCGATTACGATCGTATTAATGCCATTGGAGACTACATGATTAATCAATACCCTACTAGCTTTATGCAGATAATCCTTGATCTTGTTATTCCTTTTGTTGGTTAACGATCTTATTTGCTTTGAGACTTGTTTATTGTCTTTTAATTTAGATTTTAAATATGCTAATCTTTTATTATAATACTGGTTGATAGATTTTAGAGGCTTACCGTTGATGATAAAGCAAGAACCGGTATTTGATACACAAGACGCTAAATTGTTAAGTCCAAGATCAATACCAAGATAATTTCCGTTATCATACATAAGACCTTTCTCTTTCTTATTATACACAATCTCAAACATAATATATCCATTCTTAGGGATAAACCTAAGTTGTTGGACATTTTGTTTATTAGTCCTTATGGTAAAAGAGAATTGTTTTGGTAACTTAATAATACCTTGTTTTATCCATTTCTGAGAAAAGGCTGTTGTCGGGAAAACAGCCATAAACATCCCATCTTTATCAAGATACTTAGGTATTCTTACTTTCTCAGAATACTCACCTCTACCCTTCTTGTTAAGAAGATTGAAGAAGGACTTAAAATTCTGGTCGACCATCATCAATACCTGTTGGGCTACAGATGACGGTAAAGCACGATAGTCTACATCGTTTTCTGTTCTTAGCTTCTTTTCAAGAGAATAGTAGTTGAGGTATTTGTATTTAACGGTATTATCGTCTTTATATTGAAAATAATGTTGCCTAACAACATACAATCCCTTGTTGTATAAGTCCTTGCACTTATGCAACAGGTCTTGAAGCTCATCGTAATATATTGAACTTCGCTTGATTATATGTTGTTCGACCAATCTCATGACACAAATGTAGATATTATTATTTATATATAAAAATAATTCGGTACATTTGTGGTGTAAAGTTGTATATAATCACCTAAATCAATAAACTTTTTCCTCATTGCTAAACCAACGTACTATCATCTTGAACCGGCTCTCAATGTCATTCACGAACCTTGCCAAGAACCAATCGCCACGAAGACGATCACGCCACCTCCGGTGATAATCGACAGCCCTAGGGTCGATCTTCCGGTCAATATCATTCACGTCCTTGATCCATACCGGGAGGTTATTAGTATCGTCTTTGACCTCGTTAAAATAGTCATTTATATTTATCTTCTGATCAACCTCCGTCACCAGTATCTCACGGCTATCGTCATTGGTTACAGGATACCTTAACCGCTGGCTCATATCGTTCTTGTCGGCGATAACCATCCGAAGTTCACCGCTGTTGTTCGTATCATTATAAAACCATGCCTTATTGAATCCAGTAGTCCTAAGAATTTGGTAATTAACCTCATCCTGATATCTTCTGGCATCCATCCGATATTGGTAGTTGGTGAGGATCTTATTCACATACTGCTCACGGACAGGTACCTCTATGACGAACGGATATAACTTACCGTAGAATACTTGATAAGATTGGTTGGTTAGACCATGCGACCATAATCCTATCTCACGATCGTCGTTAGAGTAATTCTTACCAGACTGGAAATAATGCTGGTGCTCGATATAATAGTCAGGGGTGTAGGACAAATATGATTTCCACTCACCCTTCAGGCAGTTATATCCAACGGTGAACGAGACGTCCGTGAAATGGCTGGCGTCCTGTAGCTCCACCGCCTGCCCGTTCCTGTAGAACCGGCCGCCACGGAATTGGTACTCGCTCGGATTCCCTACCGGTATATAATCTTTCTTGGTTATCAGAACCCTCTTGAACCGATTGTCCCAGCCCATGGATAGCCCTATACCAAAGAACTTGTTATCGATATCATAATAAGACAACTCAGCGTCCGTATCAGCGTTATATATCCGGCTACGGATGATCTTCATCTGAAGATGCTCCTTAAACCAGTTTCTAAGCCCCGGTGTGACCTCCGTAAGATTCCTACCATTAGAATCTACCTTAAACACCTGACCACGCCTTAAATCGACCCAAAAATGCCCAAACTCGCAACTGATCATATCCCGGCTCTGGGTCCCGGAATATCCTAACGTCGTATTATTATACTCGATACCACGAGAGGCGAAAAGACCACCTGTCCCTAGCTCGCTATTCTCCGGGGATATTCTCTCCGCCAACACGTCTATGGCATTGTACAACCCTACCTGATTCTCAAAACGAGCCAGTATCTGATCCGACTCTATCCCTTTCATGCTTATAAGTTTCCCGAAAGAGGTCTTGAACTCATGGTAATCCATAGGCTTGTACGACAGCCAAGGATCGGTCATGCCGTTCTCCGACACGTCGGCGGTACTCCAGATAACGCCGTTGGGTCTTTGGTAAGCGCAGTCCCAGAAATTACTATCATATGTCTCCGGCAACGACCTGCCACCTAACGTAAAACGATTCTTATACACAGGACTCATCTTAAACACATTATCCCTTGATATAGGAACATTACGCTCCTGAGTCCATGATATATAATCCCCTACCTCCGGATAAAATCCCTCGTAAGGCTCAGGCCCGGCTATACGGAAATTGCAATTGATCTCAGACTCCACAAGAAACTGAGGTATGCCATAGAAGTATAGGAAGAAACGACCGCTAAGATACATATCTCCGGTCTTGCAAACCATCTCATAAGCGCTCTTCCGGCTAGGGAAAGAGTATAGCGATCCGGTATCCGTATCGGTCTTATTAAGATAATCCTCACCGGTATCGTAATTGACGAAATAACGGGGATACCCGATGTTTCGATAATCGTAATAAGGGAATGGTATCATGTCCCCCTGACCGAACTGAGTCAAGTAAAACATAGGCATCTTCCTCTTAAGTGAGAATCTTGATATAAATACATCACCTCCAAAAACAGGTTTACGCTTATTCTCATCCATCAACCCGCAACCGCCTAACGATACCCACCTGATATCCTCTATCTGCCCGTATTGAGCCGGAGAATATTTCTTTATCCTCATATAAGGACAGGATACGAAAGATTCACGTGTCATAAAATGAGGCGTCATACCAGCCACCTCATCGTTACGAATATTACACTCATCCTGAATACGACTGGTATCGTAACTTGAAACCAACTCCGGATATTCAAGCATATACTTATCCATACCAAATGACATGAACAACGAATGCTCACGATCGAGGTTGTTTATGATAATAGGCTTACCGCCTACGGTCCCCCCTTGTGACGAGATGTCTGTAACCGGATACAACCCGCTCTTGATATATTTGGCCGTTGACAATCCACGTAGCTCCGACGCCCCTATTTTTTGGTAAAATAAATTATAATGAGCGACAGAAGTATAATAATAAGCATAGTTCCGTCTAGGTCCCCTATCTATCAATGCCGTTAACCACTGATACCTGTACTTGCCTATATCCACCACGGACTGGGCTGTGGCCTTGGCGATACCCGTAGCCAGACGGATAGCCGTCAGCGCTATGCCGACAGGGTTGGCTAAAAAGAACACGCCTCCACCGACATATTGCTGTGAAGCCGACTGATATGTATACTCAGCTATAGCGGATATTAAATTAGCCATAGCCTCCACCGTAGCCAATGATGTTGCCATACTGTAAGCCTTACTCCCTAATATCGTCCATTTAGGGTGATCCTCCACCTCCCTGAATATACCTGAGGATTTACCTAATTGATAACCATCAACAAGGCACTCGGTGGGAGCGTCAGGCTTGTTAAAGGCAATATCAGGACTTAAGAATGAATACCAGATATTACCCTTCCTGTTAAACGGATGCGTTATAAATTTCTCACGATTAATATCCTTATAGATATACATATCATCAGACAAATCGTTGTAAGGGTAATTAGGATAAAGGTTAGCCGATCCGTCTGGATCATCGTACTTAAACATATCATAAGCCAGACCGGTCCCGATAACGCTCTTATCCAACGTCCTATCGCCCCTATACAACTCATATCCTATTATAGAATCTCTTCTAGCCTTATCTATAAGACCGTTCTCTACCGCTATATCCAGAAACTCATTAACGATATCGTCATCAAGCATCACCCCCATAGGATAAATATAGGAGTCAACTCCATATTGACCGGTCAGTTGAGACGGATTACCCATGAAAGGAGCGACAGAGTTATCCGGAAATTTGTAATGACGTATAGGTCTCTGACAAAACGTGGTTGATGTATTGGGATACTCAGCGTTATCTCCATTACCCGTGAAATAAGACTTACCTCCCACGGATTTAGGAGATCCATAGTATTTCGTCAAAGAATCTATTATGTCCTTCCTCTTTGATCCTCCCGATGATATCCCGATCTTACTTGAATCATACAACTCAAAATTAGCCGGATACTTATTGGTAGACTCCCAATATCCGAAATCACCGTACTGATATGGTCTGGGAGCGCAATCAGCGGGTTTATCTCCACATGAGATACATTTCGCCTCATAGGTAACGAATCTCCTTAATTTCAATTCTTTTGTGAAGAAGAATACGTATTTCACCTCCAGTGGCCGAATGCCAAAACAGAACGGGGCGGGGAAGATGGCGGTGCCGGCCGTATAGAACCCGGCAAGCTCCTTCATGTCCTGCCTCATGGCGAAACCGGTGAAGAACACGCATACCGCAGGCTCGATGCAAACATATATCTTATGGAAAGTAGTCTTGTCATCATTCCAGAACAAATACTTTGGCATCATAAATATCTTATGATCCACGTAATTCACTATAACACCTTTCTTGGCATCATTAGCCAAAGGATTAGGAGCCACGGTACCTTCCTTGTCCGAGAAAAACGTTATACGAACCTTATTGTATGATGACGAGTCGCCGATCGGATAATTATAGTTACCCATCATCTCTATATACATAATACCGTTATCAGGATCGGATAAACCACTTATGTATTTCTCGTAATCCAACTCCACCCATCTGGCGTATGAGGATACATGTGGATAGAACTTGAAATAAGTCAAGTTGCTTCTACCGAACCAATTGGTCTTGGCGTCAATATCATTCTGCACAGACACACGACCTTCCCAGTCAGTAGTTATACCGGTATTAAACTTAGAATTATCACCATCGCCAAAAAGACACATGGCGTTCTCGATACCAAACTGACTCTCATATTGGGGGAAATAAGCCTCCATCGTATCCATTAACTGATCAAGCATCGTCTCCGTATGCTTCTTTCCTTCCCATCCGGGATATTGATACAAATATGTGCACTTACCCAATGACCTACCCCCTTGGAATGTAGGAAGTTGAACATCGTTAATAGTAGGATTCACGTGAGGATCACCTACCGAACACCCATTAGTACATATACCCTCATCATATAACTGCCGGACATTAGACATATCCTGACACAAGACCAGGGCGGAGGAGTCTATATCAGACGGGAATTTATCCTCATCCTGACCATCCAGCCATTCCTGAACCAGATCTATGATATTCTTACCTCCACTGGAATAATTATCGAAATCACACAATACAGAGAACTTCCTTTGTGACTCGGCATTACTTTGTATTAATGTAGTAGGCTCGGTCTCCGTATAATCACTAGCCAGCTTATATGTAAAATCAATCCTAGAATCCACCAAAGAGTTTTTATCCAATATAGTCCTGGTCTCTATCCTCTCGATATCATCACATCCACTAGGGAAATCGGGAGCCTTTATACCGTCTTGATCCTCTGGCAATGATATAGCAGCGCATAACTCGTCAGTAATACCTACATTAGATTCTATGATATCACACAAGTTCTCTATATTATCAGCGATATAATCAATAGCATCATCTACCGTAACATCTTCCCCCATCGTATTGATAACGAATTGGGTCTCTCCTACCGTGGCATATTCCTGTTCTACATATCTGAGTTGCTTAACATCTAGCTGATTCTTGCATTCTCCCCCAAAATCATCAAATCCCCAAGACGGGTCGTTTATGATCTTTGCCGTATTCTTAAACTGCCAAAGATAACGGCGGCTGTTCCCGGCGCACTGCGGGTTGTTCTCCAATACCGAAGCCGCTGATAGGTCTTCAGAGTTGCCGTCCTCATCAACGATAACCTCCATCTCCTCCCTTGTGGCCGGACGAGGGATAAGCGGGAATCTAGCTGTCCTGTATCCCGTATTGGTAAAGAATCTTATACCCAACGGATATACCTCGTCACGCATGAAAGAGGCGTATTTAGAGCAAGCCACACCGTCTTTATATAGATTCTCCGTGGCTATCGATGTCTGCCATTTAACGAAATGACCCAAGAAATTAACGACCGGTTGAAGATTCCATTCATTCTCCACGGTCAAGCCGTATTGAAGAAGACGATTCCCGACAGACGTCATGCCTCTGGCTGTCTTATATACCGGTATTTCCTTGGATAACTTCTCCATGGTCGTACGCTCGCTATACTGATCCGTAAGGTAATAGATGGTCCTTTCCGTTATCGGATGTATACCTTCTATGAAATACTCAAGAACCGGGCTTTGCTCACCATTAAACCCAACCGTGTTCTGTATAACGCCTATCTTATAATGAGATACCTGCTTATCTATATTAGACACGGTAAGGCGGATACCCATGTTGGTTGACTTACCCCATAAACCATCGCGGATAACCATATCTTGACGATCGAATAACATGATTGGGTTGGTCAATGAGCAATATCCGGTCTTCTCAATCCCGAACTCATCGCACAACGCCACGCAGAACTGGTAGGTCCCGGCACGCAGGCTTCCCCCGAACTCCACGACCTCAGGCTCCACGCACGGGGCCGTCAGCAACGGGAACACCAGCAGCTTCTCGCAGGCCAGCCTACACCTCTCTATTGGCTTATCATCCCCACATGTCTTATACCCATGGTAATGATACCAGAAGTCACCATCATCATCCGGATTAAGTGCCTTGTCAACCATAACATATCGCTGGGGGTTATATCCATCAGTCCAGTATATCACCTTACCACACTTCTCATCCTTGATCTCTATATCAAAGATCGGGTGATGAATGGAAAAGTTAAGACAAGGGTCATCGGTCCCATCCTCTATCAACACCTCCATCAAATCACATATCTCATCAAAACGACCATCCGACTCCTCAAGCCTCTCGCCAAGGATACGATGAATATCTTTCCCTGATCCCGCTAATTGATCCTCTACGGTCTTGACATAATCCAATGACCTCATGAACGTGATCTTAGAGGTGTTGTTATCAGGATTCACCAGAAAGAAATAAGTGTTATCACCAGCTATATCATTCTTATACCCAACAACCTTATAGCCATCAAATCGCTTGCATAAAAGGGTACTAGGCTCGTTCTGGATCTTAAGCTGGCTTCCATCGTCACCCTCTATGGTAGCGTTCAAGGCAAAGCTGTACTCAGACGGGGATAGATCCTGTGGATGCTTATCCCTGTTCATCCCGGAGTCGGGAACCGCTATGTTAGAGTTATTTTGCACGACATTATCTTTTTCGCAAATATAATAAATCCACCAGATAATCACTTATGTGGCGGATTCTAATAAACAGTACGTATTATGCAAAACATTCAAATCGTACAAAAATAAAAAATCCTCCAGACTTTCACAAGTCAGGAGGAGAACTAAATACTTTTAAACGCTCGTGTAAAGTACAAAAACACAACAATTACAAATTTTTACCCATGTAGTTCGATTGCTTATCGGCATCCTCTACAGATATGTAAAAGAAACCGTTAGTCACGTATCTCTCATTGACATCCACAAAATCGGTAGATCCTTTGTCCACTCCTTTCTTCGATCCCTCATCACACACAGCTACCAGACTATTAAAGTCATTGGAATAGCCTACGATCACACCGTGCATATCCCGATTTCGAGGATCGAATACGTACCTCATCTTACACCTATCGTAAGCTAACTCTAAAGAGCTTTTGCTTAGCCTCTCATCTAATCCGGCACCCGCTACCAAAGCCAAAACGCTCTTTGATATATCACTCATGGTAGTGTCCTTGGCCGGAACCTTAGGCATAGAAACGCCTTCCATGACAAAATCCAACGCCTTATCTACAAGGCCATCGAAATCATCATCTCTTATATAATCCTTAAGCACCTCCAGTATATATAACCGGACATGGAGTTCGTTATTTACATCATTCAATGTGACCATAATACTAGTTTTCGGCAAAGCTAGATTATTCCTGCGCAATAAAAGATCAAATATGTCATAAGTAAAGGACTAAAAAACAAAAAAACTCCCCCATCCTCACGGACGAGAGAGCTGATAGATATTTGTATTATGAAAAAGAATAATTACTCACCTATTCTTACAATACAGTCACGAGACTCCTTGTTGTAGATCATCGTGCCTACCTTAGAATACAAGGTCTTTATATTTTGCCAATTATCCTCACCATGGGCGGATACGTTGGTAGGGGCATCACCGGTATAAACCTCCTCGCCTCCGATATTGACAAAATCATATCCACGTTTCTCCATAGAACCGCCCTTATATGCCGTGAACCTGATAGTGACATTACCTTTCTCACGACCACCATACCAGTTACCGTATATACTACACCTGATCTCAAGAGGTAATTTATCATAATTATCGCCATCCAACAACGGCCCCATCTGGATCAAGGCGGCCTCATTACCTGATTCCATGTTATCACCACCGTGGATAAGATAATCACCTACCCGTTCCTGCGTGGTCTGGTACTGTTTACTCCAACCAACCAGCTTGCCGTCAACATCCGGGAGGCCGGTGTTATCGAAACCGGTTGCCGTGTCAAAGTCAATGCCGTCCTCGTCAGCCCAGATATACCTAAGCACTAGGTAGTCGAACTCCGGGATAATAACCACCGGGACCGACTCCTGCCTGCACACGAACGTCTTCTCCTCCTTGGTGCCTTCTTTTATAACCTTGTACGTAGCCTGACGTATCTCTCCAGTCTCATTGATATCAGCGGTAACCCTAACCTCAGCAGGGCCGGTACCACTTGTCTTATCTAAATGTATCCAATCAGCCATATCATCGTATTTTGTTAAACCATTTTAATATACTTATCAAAAGCGTTGGGCCACATACGCTCATAAGATAACATCCTTCTCCTGTTATCCTCAGCCAGTTCCCGATAATCATTCAAGGTAATCATCGACATCTTAAGCTCTTTCATGGCCCTAGCGAACTTACCCGGCTCCTGTTGGGCGTATAGCTTATAAGCGTCACCAGCGCCTTGTATCAAACCGTTCACGGCGGCGTTCTCGAAGATCTTCATCTTAATATACGTCTCAACATAATCCTCAAGGTATCCTAACGCCGTTTCAGGTATATATGGAAGACCGTCATCATCCTTAGGCGTAGCACGATATATGATATAAATAAACCCGTCAAACCCAGTATACATAATATTGCCGGATATAGTTATATCATAATTATCCCAATCGTACTTATCCCGATATTTGTCGGCGGCGCAATCACGCCTCAGTCCTCGACCTATAGACAGCCTTACGGGATGATGGTAATGAAATCGAACCTCGTGAGACCCGATATATATCCTCTCCGTGATCGTCTTCTCAAACTCCTCCTTACAGCACTCGGTGCAGGAGTTCCAACGGAAACCGCGCTCGGTGCGCTCGACCCAGCCGATCTCGTGTTGGAGGTCAGCCTTGGCCTTGTCGCCGCCCGGAATCTCACAGACAAGAGGCTCACACCTATAGGCATCAAGCATGTCGAAAAAATCAGAAGGCAATACCGCCTGTTTGTTGCTGGTCTTGACAACCGCCTCGGACATGACCGCTATAACACCCCCGAACCTTTTCAAGGCGATCTCAGCCCATCTATAAACAGACGAGGTATCTATAGCCCCGCTATCATCGTATTTATGTAAATCGGCCTTGATCTCGGCCAACAACCCTTTTATAGTCATATTCAAGTCTTTTGCACAAAGATATGTATTTGAATCCGTGATACAAAAAAAAATCCAGTCTACCCTCACGGGCTAACTGGATCACAAAAAAACTTCTACAGCTTGTAAACCCATTTAACTCCAAATACCTTACTCTCCGACTCAACCTCCCGATACAAGAACTTATATCTCCTACCTGATTCCATAGCCAACCTACATTCCTTATTCAAGGCCGGAGAGATATATAGATGAAAATACTTATTCCTAGGCATAAAATCCATACACGTATGGACGTAAGAATATCCACCCGTCCCACGCCTATTAATAGTACCGGTAAGTTTATTCAGATATATCTTGCGGTTAGGATTAATCTTATGACATAGATAACCGATGTTGTTTATATAAACCCCTCCCTCATCCTCCAGATACCTATCACGTATGACTTTCCAGATCAACGACTGGCACTCAAGGATATCATTCTTATCCACGATCGTATGCTTCCTCCTTTTCCCGTTCTTAGACATAATAGATCTATAGAATCGAAGAAAGTATTGATCAAGTATTTTAAATGACTTTGTTTTCATATCACAAATATAACGATTTCATCCTAATACAAGAAATTTATACACAAAAATACACCGCCTGCACCAAGGACGAGGCAAACAGAATAGCCGACAGCAACCTACAGTCAGACGGCACCTCTTACGCTAATGGCTTGGCGCAGGCCGATAGA